AAATGATACCTCCCATTGTAAATGCTATAAACTATCTGACTACCAATATCTCCAATAGTCTTATAACTGGGTCAATATCCCGAACACTAATAATAATATACCAGAAGGAATCTACAGATACTATAACACAAATAAACCACAGGTTAAAAGTAAACCTGTGGTTTAAAATCACTATGTTTTTATATATGCTCACATATGCTCAAAAGTGGCTTAATTCCTACGTTTTTACACTTCCATTATTCATGACAATATCATGACAAATCAACTTTTTGCCCCTTTTTTGCCCCTAAATCAGGCTATTGCATGAGTTCATTTACTCTCTTCTGAATCTTATCAGGATCATAACCTGCCGCCTTGAGGCGGTCAACACGCTCCTGACCATTTCCCCACTTTCCGGCTATGACTTCATGAGCAACTGCATTGATGATCTTATCCTGTGTCATCTGTGATGCCTTGACAAGTTTGTTGACTGCTGCCTGAACCTTGCTATAGTCATATCCAGCCTTTGTCAATCTGCTCTTGCGATCAGCACCATTGCCCCAGCGGCCAACCAAGACTTCCCTTGCAATCGTATTGACACTCTTCTTTACCGGCTTAATAGTGGCAATCTTCACAGCCTTAGTAGCCAGCTTGCGCCATGATGCTGCACTTATGTATGCTTTGTTGAGGTCAATACTGCCGTTATAGCCAGGGAGTTTGCCAACGGATGTGTACTGTCTGAGTAAACAGTTATAATCGCCCTCATTCCACGGATGTTCCTGATATCCAGTCTGCTCATAATCCGGATACTGAGCGACCCACAGACCATATCCAGCTTTCTTTACGGCGTTCATAGCACTCTTCTGGATGTAGATCAGTGGCTTGATGCCGGTCTTCTGATATACATAATTGCACCACTTGAGACACCATTCAAGATCATTCTTGCCAAACTGAGGGTTATTCTTTGCCTCCCAGTCAAGGATAAGGATGGCTTTGCCAATATACTTCTTGCAGTATGCCAGGAAGTAGTCAGCCTCTTTCTGTGGATCTCCGCTATTTGCATAGTGGTATACTCCCAGAAGTTTTTTTCTACTCAAAACTTTATCGCAATGCGCTGCAAAGTATCTGTTCTTGTAGTCTGTTCCCTCTGTCGCCTTAACGATGCAAAAATCGTATGGCACTTTAGCAAGGTCTATTCCAGCATCCCCCTGCCATGCGCTGATGTCTATACCATTCATATTATTCGCCACCTTTCTCTTCACTCTTTGATGTTAATATGTCTATTGCTTTATTGATTACCTCGGGAAGCGGTACACCCATGAGACCAGCGTTTTCAACAATACTTATAGTCTCGTTCACTATGAATCCTATTATCACCGCATCCCGGATATAGTTTAACCCTATCGCCAGATCAAGCCTATAGGCTATCAATACAAACAAAAGGGACATACCCTTGCGGCATAATCCCTTCCATCCTGCCTTGCTCTCCAAGGCCCCTGACGATGTTTTCTTACTGTTGTGGAAAACTCCAGCCACCACCAAACCACTCACATAGTCGATGGCCATGAACATGACCAGTGTTGCCAGTCCTGCATCCCATCCACCAAACAGGGATGCTATCACACCGCCTATTGCTCCAGCGGTTGTACATATTGCATTTTTCATACTTTCTATCCTCCTAAATTAAGATGTCAATTTATCGCCTGTCAGCCATGTTCCAGAGAGTGATATCTCATCATTTGCTGCAAGTTTCACTGTAGTACCCATCATGCAGATGTTTCCGTCTGGTCCCACGATTCCTGTAACCGGCGGTCCCTGCTGCCCGGATGACACAGCTACGATTGATACCGGCCTGAAGCCAGCCGGAACGGATGCAACACCTACAGTTCCGGTCCTACCAACAGCGTATGACTTCTTGACCTTACATGACATGTACATCTGCACAACATTGCCGATACGTCTGAGGTTTCTGTTTGTTATATTAGATGCATTTGTGCTGTTAACCGTTATTGCACCGGATATACCTGTGCCATCAAGAGCCATTCCAATGCCGCTGTCAAGATAAGATGAGTTGCCTGTCTTCCTGTTTGTACCGGCTGAATAGTCGCTATCTGTTGTCCTCGTAAATGCAAGTGCATTTCCATATAAGTTATTGTAGGTCGCCACTGCCCAGGTAGAATTTAAGGTTGGAAGCGATATGAGCGGATAATAGTCGTTGTCAAGGATTTTGTCGCCGGCATTAAATACCGCATTATCCCTTGCGGTCAGCCAAGTGGATGCTGTGATTGAGTCTATTACCTTAAAAAGTGACGCTCCCACATCTCCTCTGACTGTCAGTGACGACTCGCCAGAGTTATCACCGATGATAGTATTCTTTCCAAGCCATACCACGCCTGCCTTAGCTGCGCTCACCGAACTGTCATTCGTTATGTATATACCATCGCTTCCGATCACAAGCTGCTGCTTCAGTCCAGCGATACCTACAATGATGTTGCCATCCTTGAATGTTATATACTTTGAATAGTTGTCCGGATCCGCTTCGTCAACGTTTATAAGTTTCTCCCAGAATAGCTTCAATTCATTCCCTGACTTCTCAACTGACAGAGCCTTGTTGTAAGCTGCCTTTGCCGCTTCATAGCTGCTTGACTTAGATACATCTGAATATGACACAGAACCATCACTCAATATTGTCTGATCTACAAAGTACAAAGTATTGGTAGATCCACTGGTGTAGCTTGGCTCAGTTGTAACCCATTTCCCACCGGGAGGATTTGCCGTTGGCTTAGCTGGTGCTGTAGCCGTGGATGACTGAAGTAGATAATATCTTGTTACACTCTTGACATCCTTGACATTAAATATGGTTATTTCTGCCTTGGCTTTGATTGTAGCCATAGAAACACCCCCTTACGCTTCAAGCTGACATGTTATAGCCAGTGAGTTAGGTACATCTCCTGCACCCACCGCATAAGTATTTGAAGACTTCTGGTATACTCCGCCTGCATACCACTTGACTGTACCTATCCCAGATACTACTCCTGTTGAAGAAATAGTTTGTTCAGCACTGCCCTTGAATACATGTGCTGTAAGTACCGTAGAACCGGTGTTATTCTTAAAGATGATTCCGGCACTTGATGTAATTGTTAATGTCAGTGCATCCGCTCCTGCATTGCCCTGAGGGCCCTGTGGGCCTGTTGCTCCTGTTGCGCCTTTCTCACCCTGAGGGCCAGTTTCTCCAGTTGCGCCTTTATCACCCTTGGCGCCCGTTTCGCCTTTGATTCTTGCCCATGTATAAGCCCCTACTGTTGCCGGGTCTGCTGGGTTATAATCAGTGCATGTGCCGATATACATTCCAACATCTTCTCCTGAGTTGGATGTGAATGTCTTACCTCCATCGTTTGAATACTTCACATGAAAATACGATGTCTTGCCGTTTGCCCCAGCTGCCCCTGGAGTTCCATTAGTGCCGTCCTTAACAGTCTGGGTATGTGTACCGTCTTTATCGGTGATGGTTATGGTTGTCACGCCGTTTGTTTTAGTGACTGATACAGTTGGGGATACACCCTGCGGGCCCTGAGGTCCCTGTACTCCCTGATCACCTTTATCGCCTTTAGCTCCTGTTGCTCCTGTCTTCGCTACGGCAAACGAGAACTTCTTGTTGATCGTTACCCCATCAACAACAACTGGGATAGTTGCCTCGCATGCAGTTGTCAGCTTCGCCGTCAGAGTAAACGTGATTGTGACTTTTGAAGTTCCACTGTTACTTACCGCAGCTGTCACTCCTGTTGGGCAAACTATTGCCTTGGCATCTACTGTAACAACGGAACACATGTTATTACCACAATATGCTGCCGCATCTGTTGTGCATTTAGAACCGGCCGCAGCTCCCTGCGTGTCCCCAAGGAATGTGTATGCTTCGCTTGACAACACTACGTTGTAAGCATCTGATACATCAAGTACAGTAACCTGATCTGCTGCTTTTATTGTTGCCATATATATAATCCTCCTTAATCTGTTATAAGTTCACACATGAAAGTTACTTTTGTGTCCACGTCATCTGGTGAAAGGGTAAAAGAAAATCCGTCGTTACTCATTCTTGAATCGGCGGATGATATTATTCCATATTCTTCTTCATCAAGTTTCTGCCATTTCCACTGGATGTAGGCTGAACTTCCATACACTTCATGTAACTTATCTATATCTGTTATCCTGTCTTTTCCGTGGTATATCACCACAGACAAAACTGTTGATACTGCATTATTCTTGAATACTGTTCCTCTTGATGATTCTATCCTCAGGAGTGTGGTTATCTCATCTCTGACATTATCAACATCCTGTTTTATGTCACTTATAATGTTTTCTATGTTCTGCTTGCCAAGGGTGATTTTATCTGCCGATATGGCAAGATGGGATTCTCCCTTATTGTCAACATAGAACATTATGAAATTGTCAGAATCACCAATGTTTATCTGGCCATCACTTCCGAGATATGTTCCCCGGGATGTATTACTCATACTCTCTTTTGCGCCAGAGTATAAACCACCATCCGCTATGTGCCAGCCGCCTATTGTTGCTCCAAATGCCACAAGATCATCAACAGCTATCTTAGTTGCCGTGATAGACTTGGCTCTGATCACACCGCCATCAAGGCTGTTGTAATCCGTCTGCTCTTTCTCTACTGTGTTACCATCAGTATTCAGTTTGTAATACAGACCATCTTCACCCTTGATGACGAGCTTATCCGCTATGACTGTACCACCCTTGATACTGTCTCCCAGGATAGTCACACCAACGAGTGTTCCTGTGACCTTCTGATCACCGACCACAACATCTTCAATCAATCCCGACTTGGCGAAAAACTGCTCCAGAGCTGCCTTACCTATATTTGCAAAATCTATCTGTGCATACTTGATAGCCGCATCTTTCGCATCCAGCTTATCTGCGTACAAACGCCTGTATACCTGCTGCACATAGTTCTCGGTTGGGCTTACATATGTCGCTTCACTGAGTTCTGTACTGCCATATGATCCGATAGCCGTTATAAGCCCGCCGTCATAACTGAAATCCAAGCTCATGACCGGCACCGGATATGCTTTGCCATCTCTGCTCAATACCTGTACTATATCTCCAAGCTCAAGTCTCATATCACCCGCAAAACTGCATGTCGTTGGATGATAGCTCATATCCTTCAGCTTTGCATACAGGCCGTCAAGAATCTCCTGTGTCATCAGGAAGTTGCTTGTTGCTATTCCTGTAAGCCCCTGTCCTGATTTTATTGTGCTGTTCTCATCAACAGCACATGAGATATACCCAACCTGAAACATGTTCTCTTGCACAACAACATCATCAAACGACCTGTTAAGCCCTACCGAATAATCCGTTGTCGTGTACCACCTGAAATCAAGCACTCCGTCCCTGTCAAATGTTGCAAACTTGCCGTCAATGCCAGCTATGAATCCAACTGCCTGTCTGTATGTGTAGCCATCAAAGTTTTTTGATATGTTGATTCCTGACGGAGCATTCTTCATTCTGATGCCTGTCAATGTCTCTATCTCTGCACATACCTCCGATATATCACAAGGATATAAGAGATTAGACAGATAATATCCTGACATCTTGTAAGCCATCCTATCGTATGCAGTGAACGTGATCCTGCCATCATCAACAGTAGGTTTCTGCGCCATGAAGTATCCCATCTTGACATACTCTATACTGTCATCATCAAGCACGAGGCCTATCTCAAGCAGAAATTCCTTGCCGGTCAGACTTATATCCGGCTGTATCATTGTGATATCAAGCTGCGTGGAACTGGCGCACCCTATCTCTAAGGTGCTTGTTCCAGTTCCGGCTATACACTTCATATCAACACTGACAAAACCGGATTCTATGACAGTGTCATCACATGTTATACGTGCTCTGAAGGTTCTGCCATCGCCCATTATTCTATTGCCAAAGTTATCTGATACTTTCGTGTACATCCGATATCTCCTACTTCTCTATCAGGTCAACTCCAACCCCTGTATACCTGTACATTCCATCACGTATGTCATATACCGGGTATGTCGGAGTGCCTGCATACATCCTCTTTGTTACATATTGCTTTGTTCGTGGATCCTTGAATTTAACATCAAAAAAAGAATCATAGATTGCACTCTCTATAAGTGCTATCTGTGATTCTGTGAGGTAATTCCACTTAATCTTCAATGTCATCTTTCTGGCCACGATATCACCGAACATTTCTCCATCCGAGACTCGCCCAGTGTTCTTGCTCCAGATCTTCTCTGGCGCATAAGTGAGACCACCATTGATCGCTGGATCTGGCATGTCCACTCCATTTATAACAAGCTCTGCTGCCACAGTCTCACTCCTTTCCTATACCAATATTGGATTCTTGCCTGTCTGGATGGTCCTGTCGTTGATGTCCTTTATAACAACATCTGTAACCTGTTTGCCGCCGACATATACATTTATCACAGGTGTGTTTCCACCTGACTTGCCGCCACCGCTGTTCGCCGCTGTGACCGCCCTGTATACACCAGCTTCAATACCTTCGACTATCTGAGCATTATTCGCAACCGCTGTCTTACCATTGCTGAACTTACCAACAAGCTCTCCGTGGTTCGCCATGAACAAGCCGTCCTCCGGGAAACCGCCAGTCGCAAATGTGGATATATGTCCAACATTAAAACCAATTGTAGTTCCATCGAATAATGTCTTATATTTTCCGTGAATAATATCATAATAACGGATAGGATTAATCTTCCAACTCAGCTTGTTAAGATTGTCGATAATGTAAGTATTTATCCATCCAATAACCGTATTTATGGCTGATCTGAAACCGTTTTTTAGTGCCTGCGCAGAAGTAGCTGCTACGATTGTGAACCTTACAGTCTTATTCTTCCACTGTGCCGATCTATTGTTCCACCACGTTTTTATGCTCTGAATCGTTGTCACGGAATTAACGCTAAACTTTGATATCTTATTTTTCCACTGTGCCGATCTATTGTTCCACCACGTTTTTATGTTCTGAATCGTTGTCACGGAATTAACGCTAAACTTTGATATCTTATCCTTCCACTGATCCGCCCTGTCCTTCCACCATTGTCTTATAGCCGCTGGTGTAGTTGCTACAGTGGCAGTCAATATAGCGGTTTTATCTTTCCAGTCCTGCAGCTTATCTGTTGCCCAGTCTTTTATCTTACCAACAGTTTCCTCATCAAGCGCCGCTGACAACTTTGCAGCTATAGGCAGTGACTTGTTTTCTGAGTCTCCCCACAGGCTCTTTATCGATTCCCAAATATCTGACAAAGTATTCTTCAACTTGAGACCAACCTCAAGTGCTGTATCCTTGAGTTTAGCCCATACATCTTTGATACCTTCCCACATCTTCTGTGCCTGATCTGACCAGTCTGTGCTCTTGATCTGATTGATAATAGCATCCCAGATAGCAAGTACCAATTTGTAAAATGCGCCTGCAACACTGATGACAGCCTTGATAGCACCTGTAATGATTCCTATCCAGTCTACCGATGTTATTGCATCGACAAGATCTGTACCAATAGAATCCCAGTCCACTTCATCGAAGAATGTCGATATACTGTTCAGTACACCCTTTACACCCTCACCGAAGGTCTTACCACCCTCCTTAAAGTCTATCGCTCCAAAGAAGTTATTAACTGTCTTGCTTGCACTCTCCCCGGCTTTCTTCCAATCAAACGTCTTGGCAAAGCCAAAGCCTGTATCTATGACATTCTGAACCGCTGTACCAAGCGTATCTCCAGCCAGCGACCAATCTGTAGTGGACAGCGTGCTGTTTAGTGTTTCCGCAAGGGACTCTCCCCACTTCTTAAAATCAAACTTCTTCTGGAATGTATTGATTGCTCCCAGAATTGTGTTGATTCCATTACCAAGTGTGGATCCTACAAGATTCCAGTCTGTCTCCTCAACTGCTCCATTTAAAAAGTCGGCTATCTTCTCGGCTATGCTGTTGCACTTCTTCTGGACACTGCTCCAATCAATAGATCCTAAAGCACTGTTTATCTTGTCTCCAAGGGCCTTTCCAACAGCTTCCCAGTTGCCACTCTTGATAGAATCTGCAAGGCTGCTTGATATATCAACCTTTGTGGTTTTCCAGTTGCCTGTATTCAGTCCGTTTCCGGAGCTGCCGCTTCCGGAGCTTCCACTGTTATCATCCAGCTTGGTGATCTCGTCAAACCCCAGCAGCACATTCTGCAGTTCTTTAGCACTTGCAGCCGACTGGTCAAGGCTTGCCGAATAATCTTTCTGAGTATATACAGCCTTTTCAAATGTTGTTTGACCTGTAAGGTATGCAAAGAACTCAGCCAGCTTGTTAAATGCATCAGCCACAGTGTTCACTATACTTGTAAGTATTGGTGTTATATAGCTGAGTAGAGGCTGAAATGCTGATAATATGCTACTCTTCAGATAGGTAAATGAGGATGCCAGCAGTGACAGATCATTGTTCACAACTGCCGATTGCTTCGCAAAGCTCTGCAAGGTCTCACCCATGCCACTCATAAGCTGCATAAACAGCATTGAGAGCACCATAGATTTAACCATCCTTGATGTCTGTGTAAACTTTGAACTTAATCCTGACAGCTTGTCTTTAAGTGATGATAATCCTCTTCCTATCAGTGTTGTATTCTCATAAAGAGAGAGCAGTCTGCGCCCAGCATTACCCGCCGCAGTTCCAAAGTTTCTTATGTGGGACACACCATTTTGGAACCTATGAATCAGTGATGCAGTAGCATTACCGACATTCTTGACAGTAGATGCAAGTCTGCCAAAGAAGCCGGTAGATGTATTCTGAGATGTATTCTGCAAAGCGGCACTGAGCTGTGATATGCGTTCCTGTGCCTGCTGTATAGAATCCCTTGTCTGCTGCATATTTGCCTGAAGCATTTCCTGCTTACCGCTTAAACTTGCTGACTGTGTCGATGCCGTACTATATGCGTTCTGAAGTGATCTCAGTTTATTCTCCTGCTGAGTAATAATAGAGTTCATTCTCTGAAGCCCCTGCGTGCTTCCAAAGTTTCTGCTTTCGGCACTGACTCCTTCCATGACTGTTTCCAACTTCTCAAGTCTTCCCCATGCCTGTTCACTTGATGTATCCAGTTCATTCATCTTTTTAGTCATGTCTTCCATGGACATGAACGAATTACCAACATCTATGATGTCATAAGGAGACTGCTTGAGTCTCTCCATGGCATTGAATAACTCGTTGGCTAATATTTTATTTTCATCAAGTGTAGTCTTGAGCCTGACCATCTCTGCATTTATGCTGCCGTCAATATTCAGTTCAGACATTATTGAGGACATCACCTCATAATCTCTTTTTAAACCATCAAGTCTTGTTTGTTGCGCCTGTATGTCATTACTGGTTTTCTGAACTTTCTGATTCTGTATATCGTACTTCTGATTCACTGCGTCCAGCTTTATCCTGTACCCATTGAGGGTATTCTGCAGCTTCTGGAGCTTGGCCTGTTCCGCATCAAGAGCTTTCTGTGTCTTTTCCTGTGTTGCATCACCGGGATTGCTCGGAACCTTATACGATCTCGTCTCGCCGCCATTGTTTGTATTCCCACCCCAATTAGCTGTTGGCCTTGAGTTGAATACATCCTGCATAGTTTCTTTGACTTTTTTCCATCCGGTCGTTATTTTGGCCGTTTCAGCAGTGCTCTGCTTTGATACAGTCTGCATCTTGGAATTTATCTCACCAACCGCCTTGCCTGTTCCGCTAACAGTCTTCGTAACCTCTGACATCTGCTTGTTATATGCAGCGCTCTGCTCTGTGAGCGTCCTGAGGTCTTTTGACATATCCTTGATAGGCTGCGTTATCTCATCCAAGGCACTTGCTATGTCCATGGTCTGTGCTTCAGTTCCCTTGAGAGTTTCGGTAATATCTGAAAGAGCTTTCTTCAGAGCATTCGTATCAGCAGTAAACTTGACGGATATTTCTTCTATTGTCATATTTTGTCCCACCTCCTTCCTTTTCGTATTTCTTCATGATTTATTTTTTGCTCTTATCCACATGCCTGTACATTATTGCCTTGTACTTCTCAAGCTCTGCCTGTATCTTCTCCTCTTCTGTCCAGTATGGGAATATATCTGATACATTTATATCTCCATCATTCTTCCATACCCACATGGATATGAGCTCTGCCTGTCTGAATGCTATATTAGCCTCATGCTGATGCTTCCTACGTTCCCGCTCGTTGTAAACCTTTATCATTTCAACAAGCTCACCCCAGGTATAATCCAATGCCTCAAAGAAGCCCACACCGGCTATCCTTGCTTCAAAGAGAAGCCTATCTATATCATAAGGGAGTGCTGTCTGACTTATCTTCGGAATCGCCCGCCGTTGGGGTCTGTCCATTATCCTTCTGCAGCTTCTCTACCCTTTCCTCAAGGCTGTCAAACATAGTCTTATATGTTGTATTGATGCTGTTCACAACACTGTTTGCCTGATCCTTCTTGATGATTCCAGAATTGACTGCAACATCTGTGAGAACTTTAGTGAGATCTTCTGCTCCAATCTTGCCATTATCTACAAGAAGATCATAGAACTCCTCTCCATCTGTGATCTCGTTGTCATTGTCCTTGTAACCCAGAGCTATGCCAAGAATATCAACCGCTCTGTCTATATCATCTACTGCACCCATAAGAGTTGCCAGCATGTTCTCTTCGTACTTCTCCTTGAGAATCTTCTGACCACCTGCTGTAAGTCTCAAGTGAAACTTCTTCTCTGCTCCATCTACCTTGAGTTTGATTTCCAATGTCTGCATATCTGCTTTACCTCCTAAAAAGGCAGGGAGACCATGCCCCCTGCCTGTGATGTATTATTTCATATTGTAGTATTACAAAAATGGATTACGCTTCTACCGGATCAGTAACCTCCCACTCACCCTGAAGGTTTACAACTGCCTTTGCCTTAATGAGGTTGTTGACCTCGGCACCGGTAACTGTCGTTGTAACATATCCCTTATTCTTGAATACTGTCTTGTCAGGGAATGTGACCTCAACATCAACTATAGCCCCAGCATCCTCAAGGCCCTTGAGTATACGATAGTCTGAGGTTGCTGCTCCATTGTCATAGAGATACTCTACCTCCCAGCTATCGTTCTCCTGCACACCTGGAACACTTTTCTTTGACTTATCCTTGAAGCATGTAGCATCAAGTGATGAAGGTGTTCCTCCAATGTCTCCTATCTTTGTTGCATAATTAAGGGCTGTCTTGCCTATCTTGATATCAAGACCTATTGAGGCAAGTCCCTGCTTTGGTGTATCTGCCATTGTTTTATACCATCCTTTCTGCTTATGAAATAAGCCTGTTTGTTCTTGTGTCTACTTTGCTGCTATATCTGAGAGTCTTTCTGCAATATCCGCTGGCATCAACATTATCTCCATCGTCATCCGGGCTTTCGTAGTCCCTGTTGAATCCAAGATCCACCATCTTCTCATCAACCTTCAGCATGATATCTATACATTCATCCAGAGTGGTTGCCCATATGTCTATCTGAAAACCCAGATTGTCAACAACGCTGTGCATCCCTGTGCTAGTATTGGCTATCTGTATAAATGTGATAAGCGGAACATCTCCAATGGACTTGGGGTAGCTCATTTTCACCTTAAGTCTATCGTGATCTATACTCTCAAGCAGCTCTCTGATCTGTCCTCTTGCGTCTATCATATGGTGATCTTACTCTCCATTCTTACTGCTGATTTCAGCCTTTCTACTATGTGTTCCTCATTGTTCTTCATTGCCGGGTAAAGGTATGGTTGTGGTGCCTGTCCTCTGGTAAGATATCCAATAACCTCTCCATCCTTCTTTATAGGAATGAAGTGATACTTTTCAGCCTGAGCCTTATCTATCTTGTCAACAGGTATCATCCATGGTGTCTGCCTGTATGTGAGGTCTATACCCTCAATCTTAAGGCCTGCCGCCTGTCCAACGGGTCCTGTGCCAAACTCCACATATGCTGCATAGCTTGCATTGTTGTATACCTCACCAACAATCTTATCCTCTGTCTCGGTTACCCTTGTTTGTATCTTCTCTCTGAGATATCCACCATCAACAGGGGCAAGTGCTCTGGCTTCTCCTGCTATGCGGTCGGCTTCCTGTTCCACAATCTGCTTTACATTGCCATCAATCCCATTAGAAAATTTATCCAGGGCACTTATGAGCGTATCCAGTCCTTTGATTTCAATAGGCATATCTACTTCACCCTTTCTATGATGACAAGGCGATAAGAGGGATAAGGTTTGATGGATTCCACGTTGTACATGTTATCGCCCACCTTCACCCTGTCTTTTTCTTTCAGACTGATGGAGTCATCGAAAACACATCCCTGAAGCATCTCATTGACACGCTCACCATACTCAGCTACTTCAACCTCTGAAGATATAGGACTCCACAGGATTCCCTCAAGTATTCCAGATGGCTCCGTCTCATATACATATGTTTCGTTACCATACCTACCCTCACGTACAGAATAGCGATATATCCCGCTATTCTGTCTCTTCTGTGCTATCTTTCTTCTTATGCTTGACATATACCCTCCTGTATCTCTTGAGGCTGTCCAGGACCTTATCAACCTGTGTATCAAAGCTCTCTCCTGTGAGATATGTTGTATTCTCGGACACAACACCCTCTGAATAACTCTCAGACTTTATATGCTTGTCAGCCTGGTCTCTCTCATAGAGTATAGCTGCGATCTCGACCGCCTTTGAGGCAAAGGCTTCATCGAACTGCTTCACATTCAGAAACAGAACTATCTCATCCTTCGCCTCTTCCAGATAATCGGTAAGGATCTCATCGCTTATATCCTTATCAGAGCCTATCTTCCTCTTAAGCCTTGCCAGTGAATCCATCATGTATCACCTCTCAGTCGGTCGCCTTTGTGGCTGTCTTTGTTTTCTTCTGAGGCTTTGGCTCTTCCTCTGCCTCGGCATCCTCCACCGGCTCATCCTCTGCCGGTGCCACGCTGGCCGGCTCATCCTCTATAACAAAGGTCTTTATGTCCTTGCGGCAATGCTCTACAACACGCTCATTCCGGCAAGTGAAGCTGTGTCCTGTGATAATATTCTTTATAATAGCCATATCTGCCCTCCTACTTTCTATTTACTGTGAGAGTTGCAAGTGCATCCTTCTGCAGTACCTTGGCACCACAGAGGTGAAGTCCCTTGACAGCATCTGAGAAGTTGCTCTCTGGTCTAAATCCCTCTGTCTCAGTGATCTGCTCTGCAAATGATGCACCAGCATTTGTACCGGCAAGTATCTTGTACTTTGTACCATCGGTGTTTGGTGTATTGTTTGATACATAGATCTGGAAGCCTGCAGCAGCTCCGATGTGTCCGCCCTGAAGGATTGCCATGTTGACATCTGTACCATTGCCAACGAATCTTGAATCCTTCTGAATGAGTCCATGATAGAATGGCGGCACTACTACCCAACGGCCTACGAGCGGAACATTCTTCTCTGTGAGCTCTGTTCCAAGATCTACAAGCAAGTCATATGCATCATCCTTAGTCGGAACAATTGGAGACTCATCACTTCCGATTGCTCCAGCGGCACCGGCTACCATGATTCCTGCAAGCAGTGAATCAATAGTATCATTCAGAGCATATGCGGCTCTTGCCATGGCCTCGTTCATGAGCTTTGGGTTAGTCTGAGCATTGTCCACATCCTTGATGGCAAAGTTGAAGTAATTTGCCTGATCAATAACAAGTGTATTCTGCTCACCTGTGAGCTCGTCTGGATCATCAATCTTTGCTCCTGTATACTTCTTGATCGTGATGTCACCGATCTGGTTGATCTTTACAGTATCACCATACTGCTTGATCTCGCCCTCATAGTCTCTGTTGACAAGTCCTGCATATACATGGATCTTGTCAAGATGTGCAAGGAGTCTTGCACTCCAAATCTGTGGAATAAAATTCTTTACTGACATATTTCATCGTCCTTTCTTACTTGTTCTGCTTGAGCACATTCTGCACCTCATCCCAGTGTGCATTGATCTCCTCGGCACTCATAGACTTAATACTATCCATAGTTATTGTCGTGCCCTGGGTCTTATCCCTTGGTGCTGTGCCTCTCATTTTGTCGCTTACAGAATCCGCAACGGCTGTTCTGAAAGATGCTTCAAACTTATCAATCTTATCCGCTGTCTCTTCTGCTGTGTCGCCTGTCAGAACATCAGCAAATGAAGCATCAAGCCCTCTCTTGATCAGCTCCTTGCCTGTCGCAAGTACAAGCTGCTGTCTCTCAAATGCTTTCTTCTCAGCGTCAAAGGCGGCCTTATCCTTATCAAACTGATATTTTGCTCTCTGCTCCGCCGTCATCTTCTCCAGCTTCTTAGCCTCGTCAAGGTTTTCAATAGCTTCCTTGTCCCACTTCTCCTTGGCTGTAGCAAGGGCCTGTGTGACTCTTGCGTCCGAAGCTGACTGAACAGCCTTTTTGAACTCTGGTCTTGCCAGAATCTCCTCGACTGTCATGGTCTTAAGCACATCTTCAAGTGATGCTGTGCTTGTTGCCTGGTTCTGCTGCGCTCCCTGTGTCTGTGTACCAGGCTGTGTTGTTGCCTCACCAGTCTGTGCCTGTGTCTGTGTTGTCTGCTGTGTTTCATCCATAGCTTATACATTCCTTTCTTGTGCCTGTCAGTTCATGCCTGCCAGTAGTCTATTGATATGTCCCCAGCAAGTTCATGCCTTGCTGTTGAGGTTTTAATGTCTTTTCCTTGACAATAAAAAAGACCATGTTTTTATCATGGTCTGAATTAACAATTATTCTGTTTCTACTCCACTATTACCCAGTCTTCAGCAAGCATATCAGTCTGACTTGCAAGCCAAGGAATTACATTACCCTGTGCTGTTTTCATGGCAATATAAGCACCATATTCAACCAATCCGTTTTCATTTACAAGACTGGCTGCAATTTTTGTACAAGGGGCATATGCGCCAACTGGAACATAATATAAAAACATTCCCTTGCCGTTCCAGCCTTTTCTTGCAACCCTGAAACCCTTCTTGAGCATCTCAATAGCAATTCCAAACGTCATGTTGTCGCATGGTCTGTATGCCTCATCAAACTGTTTCTCCGGTGACCAACTCTCATACCCGTCTGAATACTTGATAAGATACCCATTGTCGTTTGGGTCCTCGTCTGACGGTATCGGCCAACCTCGGTAGTAGTTATACGCTCCTCTGGTCATCGGTCTTGCTTCAATTTGCTTTGTTCCTACGTACTTCATTTTCGTATCCTCCTATTTTCTTCAATTTTTTTCAGGAATCTTGACTTATTTTTTGAATATACTATAATGTAATCAAGATATCTTGATGAAGAGAAGTGATACGTGACCCCCGCGTATTGGGTTGCGCCATCACTTCTCTTTATTTTATTCTTTCATATACTTTTATTGCGCTGTTATCCTTCACAATTATTATCTTATCCACAAATTCAGTATGGTCGGACCAATAAATTTTCTCTACCTGTTCATATATTTCTTCGTTCTCCAATGGCGATTTTGTTATGTCTAGTATAAAATTTGATGCTTGTCTTTTCTTTTTTGAAATGGCATTGTATACAACATTTTTGCTTTTTCCAAGTAGTTCTTTCAAATCATAGCCTTCATGCCTAAATATGTAATCAGGAGTCGATATACCTTGAGGGCTAAGCACACGTGGTACCATGGATATATCACCGCCAAATTCATTCAATAATATATCTGCAACGTTCCGTTCTCTCACAGAATAATCTAGCTTAACATTCTTACCATCAACTGTATACGTTGCACCATTTACAGCATATTCTTTCAGTTCCTTAACATTCTGTGAATCAAGTTTTGACTCTTTCCAATTATCCGTTACATCTTTGTATTCTTTTCCTTTTGGAAGTAGACATTTATTTCTGGATACTTGTTCTTTGCCAGATACATTAGCATCATCCTTCTCAATCACATATTTCCTGTACCACTGAGCATAGCTCATATCGAACGGAACATGGATATTCTTGTTGGTCTCCGGATCCCTTGCAGTTCTCTCCTTTGGAAAAATCCCATCCTCAGGATATGCCATGGTTGTTGATCTGCAATTGGGATGCATAGGAGGGAAGTTTACACCTACCTCTGCTTTGGAAACGAAGAATACTTCTTTATCTAAGCTCCGGCATATGGATGATGTTCTCATATCAAGTGTAGCAAGATAAATATACCTAAGCGTTCCTGCTGCCTTGTATGACATCAATGTTCCCTGATTGCAACAGTGGTTCACTTCTGTACGAATCACACGATTGATGTTGTATCTTCCGCTGACCACCTTCTCCTCTAGTGCCAGCTCCATATCTCTGATACTCTGTCCTGTCATAAGACCCTGTGTAATGATCTCTTCAAGGCTCTCTGCCAGCTTCTTTGTATTCTTCCATATTCTGTTGGAATAATTGGAGCCCGCCCAGTTGGTGGCTATGGCCGCCTGTACATCCCTGTCAGCCAGCTTCGTGAAGTCAAAGCCTGTCTCTGTTCTTCTCTGCTGGTCGTATATGCTCCTGTAGTAGCTCTGCTCATATGTATCTATAAGCCTGTCTGTGAGCCTGTAATGAGCCGCAGAGCCAACTTTATATGCCTGTGCATGTATCAAATCCTTTAATGCCTCAAGACGTGATATGCGAGCCGCATAAGCCGGAGCATTGAGCCTTGCAAGTATAGCCTGCCTTGCAACTTCTTCCTGACACTGTGCAAGTGTTGTCATGAGATTGCGGCGCAATGTATCCGTCTGCTTCTCGTTGAGCAATTTAAGCGCAGAATCTTGTGTCAATCCAGAATCACGAGCATATTTATCAAATATCTCATCTATCTGCTTCTCTATAATCTTTACAGCTCCATCAAACAGCTTATTTACATGCATGATATCCACATCTGCACGTTCCTGTGTCAGGCTCTCAATATCAATAGCCCTTTTCTCCCAGTAGTTGTCGCTCATAGATCACCTACTCTTTCTCTGGATCCTTTTCTTCATCATCCTTGATAGGTGTCTCCATGTCTTTTGCCTGCTTGTTGCCAAAGGTTGCAAGATACTGCTGCTGTTCTTCGGCTTTCTGCTTCTTCACATTCTCTATGACCTCATCAACATCTTTGATAAACCAGAGCTGAGAAAGAAGTGTCTTATCATCCACTATGCCCCTGAGCTGAGTAACCATATTGATGATTGTTGGCTTATCTATTGGCATTGCAACTGTGAATACAACATCAAGCTCTTTCTTGTCTATGAGAGACATTTCACCCTTGACATTAAGCCAGTGGTTGTACATCTCGAATCTCTTCTTGAGCCCTTTCTCAAGGCTCCTCATCTTGTTCTTCACAAGCATATTCATAACCATCAACTTGAGCATGAGGGCCTGTCCTGAGCTGTTTCCTGCAAAGTTCTCATCTGTCATATCAACTGTAAGGGTCATCTTGTGGATTTCCCGGATAATATCATTACAGAGCACTGAAACACTGTTTTCATCAAATGCTTTCTGTATGTACTCTATCTTTCCATCCAGTGGCAAGCCATCAATGAAGCGGTTCTTCTTCAGCTCTTTCTCGTCATCGTCATCTAATGTCATACCGAACATGGCAAGTATCGAATTGACGAACTTCTTCTTGTCTGTCACTCGGTCGCTGAAAAGCTCGTTGAGTGCATCCTGCATAGGAATGATCTGTTCAAAGTCACCCTGTCTCTCATCGTTGTTCTGGTACTCCACCACAGGAACCTCACCAAAGTAATGCTCCTGTTCGCTGCCCTCAATAAGATAGAACTCAAAATTATCAAGGTCACGGCTCCTGTATTCTTTTGTGTTGTGATCGTTGCATACAGTGATTGAATAATACTTTGATTCATTCAGGTCTTCCTGTATCTCGTAAATAATTGCAAACAGCTTATTATGCTCCACTGTATTGTCACGAACCATGATGCAGTTCATAGGACTCACTACTGTACTTCGTGGCTCTGGGTTTTCATCGCTGTTGGCATATAACTGCTCATAGGCTTCACCATATATGCCTATAGCCTTACCTATCTTGGAATCTATCTCTGATATAGTCTCATTGTCGTATACGTCCTGTATGCGGCTTATATCAAGCTTCTGGGACAAGTCAGGATCATACAGCTTCACGCTTCCATTCTTGATAGATGCTTTCACACCGCCTTCAAGCTCCTTGCGCTGTTTGTCCGCTTTATCCGCTTTGTCGCTGTTGTACTTGACCGGTTCACCGAGATAATAGCCAAGTCCAACATCAACCACATATTTAGCATAGTTGACATTGAACCTTACAACATCATCATCGTCATCCACTTTGTGTGCAAGAATATCATGTCTACCCTCGTAGTAATCCTTACACTTAGCCCATCTGGCAAGCTGCCCTTTATGCTTCTGTATGAGGTATTTGAAAACCCTTGAATCTATGTTGTCTAAGTCCGGCACCATTGCCGGATCTATGTATATTGCCATCGTGCATATATCCTTTCTGCCATGTGTTTATAATCCCTTCGGTCTCTTCCTTGACTTAACACGGCTGTTTCTTCGTATATCCTCTATTGAGTACCTGAGAGCCGCCATGGCATCGTCAAAGAACGGCACAGGCTCATCGGTGTACTCGTTTGTCTTCTGGTCAAGCTGCCATTTCCACTGTCTGATCTCGTCATATGTGTTTGTGCAGCTATAATGTATATGTATCTTTGGTATCTGCTTCAGATAATCTATCTGTGCATGTACGCTTCCCGGCTCCTTTAGGACTCCTCTGGCTCTCTTATATCCGGCTTTCTGCCACATCTTGATTCTGTCTGGCTCTGCTGAATCACAGTACATATTTAGCTTTTTATCAAACTGCTTTTCAGCTGCCATCTGTATGATCTCGTTCGTGTCTTTCTCATACACATAGAGTTCTTTGCAGATGTACAATTCACCATCCTTGAAAGCCACCTCAAGCAAAGCATTTGCATGGTTAAATCCAAAATCCTGTGCATTCACTACATAATCGAAGTTGCTGTGATCTGTGTTAAAATCCTCAACAACATAGTTTGTAAGGATAAGGCCACCAACTTCGCCCCACTCCCCAAGTCCATAGACCCTATATCCCTCAGGATCCACCTTCTTACGTCTCTCCATTCTTGCCCTGTATGCCGCATCAATAAATCTGTTGTTGACATAGTTGCTTGAATGTGTCAGTACATTCTCGTCCTCAATATCAAAGAAGTTTTTCTTTATCCAGTGGGTAGCTGATACAGGGTTAAATGTCATCTTGATCTGATAGAACTGCCCTGGTGGCAGCTTACCTCTGAGACGGTCATCTATAATCTCAAAATCACTCTGCATAAGCTCCGTAGCCTCTTCTATCCATACATCCGTGAGCTTTCCACGCTTAAATGTGATAGATTTCAGCTTTTCACGCTGCTTATCATCATTTACCCCTCTGAATATGATCTGGTTACAATTTGCCTTGCATTCGATCATGAGCGGGTTCTGCTTGATGGTCCAGTATTTCTCATATTTATCACCGAACATACGAAAAATAGCACCCTGCAATTCTGCAAAAGTGCTATCTCTGTTTGTTATATCTGATTTTCTTACACATAATAAATTCCTGCCTGGATCCTGAAGGAGCCTGAGTATATAGTTTGTGGCTGTGTCAACACTTTTCCCGGATCCAGCCGAGCCTTTCATAACTATATATCTTCTCTTGCTCCTGTTCACTTCCTTAAATGCAGGATTAAGCTCAACTTTAATGTTCATCGTCTGCCATATCCTCCACTTCTGAATTATCCAGAGGTGTTTCATCACCATACGACACATTTATATTCAATGTCATATCTTCGCCCTCGGTATTCAGATTGATAATATCCTCCGGTCTCTGCCCCACTGTATCCCTGATGAACTCAGCACTGGCAATTGAGCCCTTGAGAGCCCTCTGAACCTGTGCTATGAGTACAGCGTCCTGGACTGTTATGTTCTTACCCTTTATATCTGCTATGTTCTTTATCTTGTCGATATTGACCACAGCGCCTTTAGTCAGGCTCATGGACAGGATAGTCTCAAGGGTATCTTTCATCTGCTTCTTTGCAGCTCTTGTCTTACCTGATTTGACGCCGCCTTTCTTGCCCGCTTCCTGAAGTTCTTCTTTTGTCATGTCCTTAAAGCTCTTTCCCATCCGTTTCACCTGCCTTTCATATCAATCTATTTACACCTTATTCTTCGCTGGCTTATATGAATATTCATATCCATACTTCTTTGCGTTTCTGCTGAGCCACTTACTGAGATCCGCATCATAGTTGTCACTACTTACCTTGACGCTATGAATGGCTTTGTTGAACTCCGTAGCCTTAAAATGTGGTTTCTTTTTAATCGTATATGTTCCTGCTCTTCTTTTGCTGTATAGCTTAGGATCTATACCTCTAGGCGGCAATGCGTTTCTGCTGCTTGCTGTTACCGCCTTTTGCCCACTACCTGCCCATGTCTCAAGGTCTGCCCCACTAAAATTACCCCATCCATTCGCTGGATGATTGTGTATAAAGTGCTTACCTTCGCTTTCAAATGCATCATAACTCACACTACCTCTGGAACCCTTATAATAATGTGTCACATATCCATTATCATCCACTTGGACTCCCCATTCTCGACCACTCTTGGTGTGCTTATCATTAAAATTCTTGATAACCCTGTCTATACTTCCTGTATTCTTTGAACCATTCATCCAGGCAGGAAACAACTTCTCAGATGACTTACCTCTTCCATTTGAAAATGATAGCCCCCTATCTCCTTGCTTTGCCCTGAATGCGTTTGCTCCTCTGCCACCCAATTGCTTTACCTCCACGAAAAAAGGACACTTCACAATGAAGTGTCCCAACGTACTATAACTATGTAATATCTATTCTTCCTCTATCGGGAACCACAAACTGCTGTCGTCATTCACGCACATACATAAAGGATTGTTAAATGCATCCTCCTCAGATTCCCAAAACTCTTTAAGTTTTTTATCTCCAAGCATTCCATTCTCATAGAGGTCATCTATATTCTTGAATGTTATCTCCTCATCCGTATCATAATTAACGATTGATGCTGGACTATAATATATAAAATAATCTCCAATCCTGAATGCCTGCGCTTTCTTCATATGGTGTAAAAATGTGTCCTTAAGCATATCTCCCACCTAACCTCTCTTAAATGCTTTATTGTCATAATATTTCACCTGAATACTGTCAGGGAATTTATAACCTATATCACCGCCATATACAAGCACTCTCTTTGGCCTGATGCGCTTGAGTGCTTCTGTCATTCCATTATACCACATCTGCTTATTTTCGTCATCCAGCTTGACTCCAATAGTTGACACTGAAACAGTTCCACCCTGTTGTATTCCATCAAAACAGAATGTATATGTTTCTTTCTCAGCCCATGAAAGCGTTGGTATAACGGTAATACCCACATCCTGCATCATCTGACCGATGAGACGGCTTCTGTACACGTTCCATATCTTCATAGGCATCGGCATGTCCATGTACAGACTGAAGTCTGGAGTAAATACACAGTCAAACTCTCTCAGCTTGTCCATGTACTGTTGTGGGCTGTTCCAGATTCGCTCAAACTGGTAGTCATCAATGTAAAAATGTACTCCACATCTACGCTTCTTTGTGGATAGAACATAATTGAATGATATCAGCTCATCCGGCTCTGCATTCTGTGCCTCGATAATCGGCATCTGATAAAATCCCTCTGCCCTTGCTCCATCAAAATCATCAAGGTTATATTCCTCGTATGTTCGCTCTCGTTCATCGCCGTAGTATCCGTCATCCTCATCATCCTCAAGCAGGTCTGGAACATCAAAACCAAAGTCTGCCATGTCAAAATCCTCTATGGCTGTAAGCTCCTGGTTGAGTAAATCCAAGTCAAAACCACTGTTCATAGTCAACTTGTTGTGTGCCAGGATATATGCTTTCTTCTGCTGCTCTGTGAGCTCTGTAAGCCTTATACAAGGCAGTTCGGTATATCCAAGCTCCTTGGCTGCCAAGAGCCTCCCATGTCCCTCTATCAGGACGTTACCCTCGTCTATTGCAAGCGGATCATTGAAGCCAAACTCACTGATAGACTGCTTTATCTGCTCAACCTGTTCCTGCGGATGCTTCTTTGCATTCTTGGCATATGGTATTAACTTATCAATATCAACATATTCAATCTGCATATCTGCCTCTCCCTAGCTTCGATATAGGTTCGAAGCTATACTTTCTTTCTCACTCTCTTCGGGATCACAATCTTGTACAGCGGTTTACATACATTCTTTACCTCTCCACCCAACTTCATAGTTGGCTGGAATTTATATATCTTAGTGCACTTAACCATCACCTTTATCATAGCTATCGGTAATGCCAGTCTACCAAGTACAGGATGTATGTATTCAAAACTATATTCAGGTCTCACAACCTCGAATCTTTTAATCTTACTCATATCTCACACCTCAAACAAAATAGCCCAGTGGGGAGAGATCAGCGTTCACTTTTCACAAGGGGAGGTTTACAACCACTGGGCATAAGAAAAGGGACACAACCGAAATGGCAAACAGTCATGTCCCTTATGAATCAATATAATTTTACCATACTAGTATAGCACGTTTAAATGTAACATTTTGTAGCTTTTTACATTATCTTCTCAAAACTCAACAATGCCCATCCGTGCAGCCTCCGAACATACTCATGTGTATAGTGCATTTCTTCTGCTATGTCCTTTAGCCCTTTATATTCAATATATTTCATGAACAATACATTGATGTACTTCGGCTCGTCCAGCATATGTATCTGTCCTATGACCTTATGCTTGAGCTCCGTGAACCTCTCTATGTCCTCATGAATCTCCTTCTCAAGGTCAACATACTTTGTCACCTTTTTGCTCATAGAATCAGCCTTAGCGCTTGTCTGTACCTTTTCTGATGAATAATCAAATGCACCGGTGCAGGTTGCATCTTCCTTGAGTCCTGCAAGCTCTATCTTCTTCTGTCTGATCTTAACATCCAGAAGCTCCACCTGTTTCAAATACTCTTTTGCTTTCACCGCCTCACTCCTTCCGAGTAAACCTGTTCATCAAATGATTGTACGGATCTACCTGTGTCTTAAACCCTATCTGTCTTTCTAACGGGTCGTTAAGTTCTGCCCCACCAAGGAAGTTGCAAAGATTCCGCATACAGTCCGGGCATAAGTCCTTTGAATCTGTTACACCATCGTACACATCAAAAATTCTTGTCCTTATCGGCGCTCCGTGTTCAAACGGAATGTCGTAGAACCCGCCGCATCTATCGCATTTGCCTGCGTATGCCATTATGTATCACCTCTCCTTTATCAATTCTGGATTATCAAATATGTTGCCAGCAATCTCTACTGTACACAACGAATTATCTTCATCATTAAAGTTCCAACAGATTTCCCATAGTGATATAAAATTGTCATTTTCGCAAGCATATAAGATATTTTCACATCCCGTAACGCACTTGATATTGGATTGTATTTCTTCCCAATCTATGAGCGTTTTATAAGCAATTCCAAAGCTGCCACACTCACACACGATAACTCCTTTATGTCCGAAGAACTCAACCACATCATTCTCCCAAATTAAGTTGCCATTCTTGTCTGTCAATCCTGTACACTGACAGATAGTATCTGGTCGCACTTCAAATGCAAATGGTGAACCTGCTTTATTGCTTATATACCATTTATTTTCCTTACAATGTAAAAATCCGCTTACCCATTTTTCATTGCAGGTTTTTGCCTTGGATAAATACCTATATTTCACAATCTTCACTCTCCTTTATTCAAGCCTCAAACCTCATGTGTAGATATTTTCCTGTACATTCAGTTTCCCAATAATAATCTCCCGCATACCAATCTTCGCCTAGGCAAGTCTGATCACACCATTCCTTACACTCTTCTGTTCCTTGCTCGTTTCCAGTGTAATAATCAGCTATATTGGCACCATCAACATCCATGCCGTCAAGATCAAGATGGTCTTCCATCCATTCTCTTATCTCTTCATTAAGCCTATTTCTAAGTTCAATCTTATCAACTATATCTTTAGAAATTTTATGCATTCACTCCACCTCTCTTCACGATCTCAATAGCATCATCAAGATTAACCACTAACTCTCCGCCCATGGCAGAGTTACCGTACCTTTCAAATGACTTGTCCTGTAGCTCTGAAACAACCTTGTCCACATCATAGACTGTTGGCTGCTCCTCAATAAGTTTTTTTGCCTCAATTCTCATTGATTTCTCTGACTTACGTTTCTCTGATGCCTGTTCTTCAAGTGCCTTTATCGCCATATCAAATGCCTTTCCGGTATCATTCGTATAGGCATAATGTGAATATCTATAATCTGTTGTTTCCTTTAATTTGGCTATTGCTTCTCTCTCTTCCATATTCCCACACTCCTATCTTCTCAGCCTTGCCACAGCCGTGTTCCATTCGTTTATAAAGTTCAATACCCAGGTAGCTGGGTATGTGCTTACAGCATACTGTTTTGAGATAGCAACTGCTCTTGCCCAGTTCGGATCCTGTTTGATCTCATTTGGAATCTGTGCCATCCTTACACCTCCACTTCATCATCTGCCGGAAACCGGAACACCTTCGGTGGTGTGAAACAGAATGCCTGCTGATAGCCACTACCCTGTAGGATTCCTGGACCGCCGTTACAAGATATGTAACTTCCATACACCTTCGTCATATCTTCCAGTACCTTTTCTGCCTTTTCCATAGAACTATATTCAGCCATAATTGTAGATTTTTCTGAATTGTTATCACAACTGTATATTATTCTTGTTCCTTCACTCTTATAATGCATAGTGATAGTTCCATTTTTATACTCAACATTTACATAGCCCCAGCCTTTCTGACTAATTAACCTCATTACACACCCTCCTGTTCCATGCTTTAACTTCTTTTCTCTCTGCGGCATTGTAAGAACCCGCCCATGTTCCACCGCTTCTTCCGTGACAATTACAACAAATAATCTGTGCCCAAAATCCCTTATCTTCTCCCGGAATTCGTTCATAATTCATTTCAGCTTTCCCACCGCAAAACGGGCACGGCTTTAATTCTTCACTCATTGTTCATCACTCCTCAACCTTCCTTTCCGCCTCAAGCCATCTGCGGGTACACTCACAACAATGCCCTGTGCATTTATTGCCATCAAACCCAACCTCATTCGGGCATATGATTATCTGTGCAAGATCCGCATCACTGAGCATTCTCACATAGTCACCGTTGGTCATCTGCTCATAGTTGTCAACTGCATTCTTGGTGCAGTGTGCGCATGGCTCCTGTGTCTCGTCCATGGCTCTGTATTTGCAGTTTTCGCAGCCTCCTGCTCTCTCTGGTACTATCTCCATCGTATTTCTCCCTTCCTGATCATCTCTCTTATGTCTGTGTTGCTGAAGCTCTCATGGTAGCCTTTTTCACTCTGCATCAGTACATGGTGCTTATATACCTTGATGATTGTCCCGCACCTCCAAACTCTCACTGGGATATTCTCCTCTTTTCCGTTCTTCGTGAGTATCCTCACCACCCGCCCAGGTCGGCAGATGGTGTTGAATATTGCATCTATCTCAAATTCTGTCATGTAGTCTCTCCTTTCAGTTGACAAGGAACTTATTCACAAAATACTGCTGTCCCTTGCCTGTAACCTTTGGTGTCCTAGTGATCCTGACTGAGCCGTCTGGATTGCTTATTGTGCTTTCCTTCACCTCAAACAGCTTCATCTCCATGCTCCTCTGAGTTGGCATATTCCGATCTGAGCCCTCACGCTTGATGAGGTAGCCGTTATCACGTAACCACTTAAACAAACGTTTCTGGCCGATGTTGACACCATTCTGGCTTATCAGCTTTGCAAGGTCACCGATCAGTATTGATGTATGACTTGCGGCAACTGCATCAGCAAATATCGCCTTTGGTTTCATGGTCTCAATCTGCCTGTCTCTCTCCATTATCTTGTTCTGAGCCACCTGTAAGGCTCTGGCCATCAGTTCATCGTCTGTCATGTTCTCCTGTCCGGCTATGTACCCGCCGTTCTTTCGGATGGATGGAAGAACTTCACTTGTCACCCACTTCTTAAACTTCTTTGCATTTGGCAGCTTGCTTGAAAGGATAAGGCTGTATAACCCTGATTCATTGATAAATATCACTTCTCGATTCTGACCTGACAGAACGATTCGTTCGGTCAGCTTATCTTCTTCATCAACATGATCCCTAATTGCCTTTGCTGTGTTTGCGTATTCAAGAATGTCAGCCACCTCCTTCCCGATAAACCAAGTCTCGCCGTTCTCTATCAATGTTCTAATTTCCCCAAACTCTTTGTTCTGAAATATCTTTAATTCGTCCATGTAATCAATCTCCTTTTCTTCTTGTTTTTTGAATTGGAGCACCATATAATTAACTTACAAGGTACTCCTTGCAATAAGACAATTTCCTTGCTGGCTAGGCGAATTGGGATTGTCTTATTTTTTTGTCTCTTTCATCTGATGCAAAATCAATCAATAGTTCAACAAAGTCCTTGCTCAGACTTTTGTTGTCTCTTAAATTGACTATTGCCTCCTGAAAGGTTTCATCTGGCAATTCAACCATCAGCTCAATAATTTCCATAAGTTCAACCATATGTACACCTCCTATTCTTTACGCCCATTTCGGGCGTATTTCTTTCACGAAGTATAGCGTACAATATGGGCGTAGTCAAGTATAATTTAAGTGGAGGTTATATGTATGTTTGGTAAAAGACTCCGTCAAATACGTATGGAAAATGGCTTTACTCAGCAAAAAACTGCTGATTTACTTGGTATAACCTTGCGTTCATACCAAAAATATGAACAAGGTGAGCGTTCTCCATCTCTGGATTGTTTAGTCAAGATAGCGGACATCTTCAATGTATCTCTTGACTATCTGCTGTGCAGAGATGCATTTATTCAATCTCACGCAAGATCCTCTGATGAATAGAAAATAAATCCTCTAGGTTATCCCATATTTCAAAATCACCGGTTCGGTCTCCAGATTCTATCTTTTGATAATATCTGAGACCGATACCCAAATAATCGGCAACTCCCTGTTGTGTCATTCCTTTTGTCTTTCTGGCATTCTTCAAATTATTTCTCATAGTAATCACCTCAGTTCTCTTACTGCTCCGTTATTTACAACCGTACCTGAAAGTACGCTTGTAAAATTCCTGTTGATGCTCCACCACCTCCGGCAAAGTTATCAACAACAAGCTCTCCGTTTATCACTCGTCGCCCACCTCCAGAAAGTCAAACAACGTCGGTGAGTCCACATCATTCTCCTCAGACTGCAGATATCCAACTCCATCCCTGAAGTAATCCGGATTCAGTTCGCATCCCTTGCCGAACCTGTGCATTTTCACCGCCATCATAGGCACTGTCATAAGTCCGCCAAATGGGTCATATACCACATCGCCCTCGTTGCTGTACCTGTTGATGATTCGCTCCACGATATCAAGCTGTAATGGGCATACATGCATAGTCGCTCTTCTGCGGCTCTGTGTCGTGTTGAGGGTCCGCATCCTGTTGATGTCGTCCCACACTTCAAGCTGGTTCCATGATCCCGGAGCTACCACCATGAATGTAGCTGGCAGTCTGCCATCCTTATCAAGATCCTTGGCAAGTGCCACATGTTCAGCATAGTTGTATACATTCTCTCTGCTGTACTGCCTGTATACTCTCTGAAGATTGTCAACCGGCACCTCTTTCAGCTCTTCCTTGCTTACAAGCCTGTCACCCGAACTTCTCCAATATCCGTGGGCATCTATCTGCCACTGTGCCCTCGTGTATTCATCCTTAGACTTCTCGACCGGTTCGTCAGCATAAGCTGTTGACCTGTCAGTTGGCAACTTACGAAACAGCAGGATGTACTCAGGGCATCCCACCCCCATCTTGGAACCATCCTTGCACTGTTCAGACCATCCAAGGCGGTATGTCTGGTTGTTCTCTCTTACAACATCCGTCACAACAGTGATCATGCCGAAATACATAAAACCATGCTTCATGTAATGTTCGATACAATCCGCATGAAACGGCTCAATAGTCGGCATTCCTGTGCCGGTAGCATTTCCAAACAACACTCTATCCTTAACGTGGATGGCCGCCACTCTTCCCGGCTTCAAAACCCTCAGGAGCTCCGGCGTCAGGAAGTCCATCTGGTCAAAGAACCGCTCTGTATCCTGATTGTGTCCGAAGTCGTTATAATTTGCGCTGTACTCGTAGTGATTGCCGAACGGTATCGACGTATGTATCAAATCAACGCTGTTGCTCTCCATTGCCCTTGTCTCTTCCACACAGTCGCCATACACAGCCTCATAATGCTTGTCTCTTACCGTTCTCTCTTCTCTTGTACCTTCCACACCCATCTTCCTTTCCAATCTCTCCGTCTTGTTTGCCGAATCAAGGCCATATTTCTTCACGATCTCGATCATCTTCTTGACCATGTGATTATGATTCTTCCACTTCTCGATCAGTGCGTCCTTGATCTCCCGCTCATTCTCCATGTAGATGATGTCTATTACTACTGTGTCCTGCTGCAGGAACCTGTAACACCTGTGCACCGCCTGTATGAAGTCATTGAACTCATAGTCAATGCCAACAAATATCTCCCGGTGGCAGAATCGCTGGAAGTTACATCCTGAACCACTGATTGACTTCTTGGTGGCAAATAGCCTTGTCTTGCCATTGGAAAAATCTATAACTCTCTGTTCTCTGAGGTCGTAATCCATGGATCCGTATATATCCACTGTCTCTGGCAATACTTTCTTGATTGCGTGTCTCTCTGCTTCCTGGTCATGCCACAGAATGAAATGATCCTCCGGAGAGCTATCAACTATCTCCTTCATCTTCTCGACTCTGGCATCTATGCTCTCCCGCTTGATCTTTGCAGCTTCTTTAAGTCCTGTACTTGCCTGTGTGAAAAGCTCCATCTGGCCGTCCCTGTCAACTGAATCTCCGTAGTGTATAGGTATCTCATGCCACCTCACATCCAATGGCGGGAGTACATAACCATCATCGGAATAATCTGGATTGAGATCCGATGGCTTTGTGATGAACAATGCCCAACTGGAAACCCACAGCCAGAACTCATCTTCCATGTTTGGGTACAGTGTCAGGTTATTTGCCTTTGTTGAATCCCTCTGGAAAAATCTTGTAAGTGCCTGTCCTGTGTCCATGACTTCAAGATATCCAGCATAGTGTATAAGCTCCTTGTACTTGTTCGGTGATGGTGTAGCGGTCGCTACGAGCTTGTAAGGTACATTTTTGAACTTGTCAAGGAACGTCTGGTATGTCTTAGATCCAAATGATCTAAGCACGGATGCTTCATCAAGTGAGGTTGCCGCAAAATACGATGGATCTATATCTCCGTCCCTCACTCTCTCATAATTCGTCAGAACGATCTGACTAGTGCTTGCCTCAACCTCTTCCATGGTTCGGCAATATTCAGGCTTCTCATAGCCCAGGAGTTCCACAGCATCCCTTGTAAACTCCTGCTTAACTCCAAGCGGTAATACAATCAACGCTCTACCGCCGGTATGTTCTGCTGCAAGGTGGCAAAACTCTATTTCCTGTGCAGTCTTTCCAAGTCCGAACGACTCAAACAAGGCTCTACGTCCACCCTTCAGCGCCCATGCCACCGCATCACCCTGATGTGGCTTTAGGGCTTTATTTATGCGGCTCTTATCGACCTCAAAGCCGCTGTCAGTAGCAAGCTCTATCTTGCTCTCTAAAAACTCTCTATATGTCATTCACTTCTCAGGAACCCGCTATAGCATTACCCCGGCCGGAGGTTCGGCTCCTTTCGTGTGTTATTTATTATTCAGCTCATCAGCCAGCATCTTCTCAAGCTGTCCAAGCTGCTCAGAATGATCTGTCTGTTTGAAGTTTGCAAATCCATTTGGATTCACGTTCCGTGGCTGTCCTCGGCTCTTACCGTCATCCTTAAGCGCATATAGGCCTGTCCATCCCTGCATTATCGACTGATTGAGAATCTGTACCTGTTCATGCTTATCGTGTGATAGCGACTCAAGCTCGTTCATCATCAGCGTTATGGCCCTGTCACTCATAGGCTTCTTGATGTCCTTACGAAACTTGATGAACTCTACTATGGCATCATTAAGCTCTGGATCATCGCTGTACACTGGTTCAGACTTTGGTGCTGTCTCCCCGCCTTTTTCTTTTGTATTTTTCTTTTTACTCTCTTTCTCTATATCTATTTCTATATCTGTACGGCTAACATTAGCTTTACTGTTAGTTTTACAGTTAGTTTTACAACCATTTACATCAGACTTATTATTAACATCACCTGTTAACCTCTTCTGTTTTTCCCTGTAATCTCTCATGTAATCCTTCATGTAAGCCTTTTTATTATCAAGCTGATCAAGCGTCTGGTACTTACCCCATTTTGGAATTGTGATCACTCCATCCACAATCTCAATCATGCCGTACATTGCAAATATATCTATGGCCTGTTTTACCATGGCTGGCTTCTGTCCAAACAATGTAGCAAGCATATCAGCGGTATATGCCACACCGCCCTGAGCAAATACACCGCTATTATTCATGCGTCCCGCAAGGCACAACAGTTTAATCCATATGAGGATTATTGAATCTCCCTTGGGAAGAGCAGATATAAGCATAATCTTGTCATCTGTGAATATATCTGTTGCCAGCTTTATCCATTTTGCTTCTGCCACCCATGTCACACCTCCTTGATTCTGATTCCATATATGTGGAGCATCAACTTGCGCTTTATAATGTATTCCTTTGTTCTCATGCCCTTCGCATCTTCAACAACCATGCAGTTGTTTTCTAAGTCCCAATAAACAAAATCAGCCACATATGAGCACTTACGCTCCAGGAGCTTTCCCGGTTTGAATCTGCCCTTGTTGGGTCCTTTTTCATAGATCTCATTCGTGTGTTCTCTCTGAGCTGGTATCTGTTCAAATTCTCTCTGAAGTTGCAAGCCTGTTATCTTGCCAGCTTTCTCAAGTGATTTCAGCTCTGTGTACCTCTGAGCCTCTTTCTTGCTGTCAAATGTGATGCCGTCTATTACAGCCTTCCTGTTGCCGTACTTGGCTCGTGATCTGTTCCAAGCCATTGTTACTCCCTTCCCCCTGTCGCCCTAAAATAAGAGCAACAGGGATATATGCTAAGACATTACGCTGCGTGTTGTGATGTATTATGTAATGTCAATGTAACCTACTCTACTTGAAACTTCCGAATAGTGCCGCCTCGGCAGCGTTCATCTGCTGCGGCTCTGTCTGTGGATTCTCTGCCGGTGCCGGTTGCGGATCTGAAATATTTGAGTTGCTATTTGAGTTATTTTCAACAGAATTTGAGTTGTTTTTCGCTTCCTGTGATTCCTGCGGATTCTGCATCTCTGGTCGAACATCATGTGGTACTTCAACAGGAAGCTCCACTGGCTCAACCTGTCCCACTTCCTCTGCTGTGTACATACCAGATACATTGTGTGGAAACGACTCACGAAGAGCCTGTACAAGTGCAACCTTCCTGATCATTGTTGCTGGTCTCTTTGACCACTGGCTGTTCAGTGTTCCGTCCTTCTTTCTTCCAACATATTCATCCATGCTCACTTCAACCCTGCAAGAGTGTGCCCTATCCTTTCTGAACACCTCAGCAAATCCGCCGATTACAGTCTCACCAGGAAGCTTGAATGTTCCTATTCTGTATTTAATATCTCCTTCTTCCGTCTCTACGATAATTCCAGATGTACTACCATCATATGCCGGGGTTGATTCAGCTCTCTTCTGAAATGCCTCTTTGCCGATAACCATTGCCGCTGGCTCATTGCCATATTTGATACAGTATGCTTCTTTAAGCCATGGATTTAGGCCATTAAACCTGCACAAATTCATGAAAACTACAAGCTCATTTATTGATACCGCTTCTTTATTGCCACTTACCAAATAATTCCTTACAAGCTCAGGTGACAATGAAACCATCACACCATTTGCGTCATATTCAACTATTCCTGTCTTCTTTGCTCCCTGTGGCTCCTTCTTGGCCAAACTGTTATTTACTGCCATTATTTTCTACCTCCGCTGTTATACTCATTAACTCTGTCTCCAGTTCTAACGTATCAATGTTGCTGCTATTTAACTTTGCGATCTCTACAGCCTTATCTATCATCTGCTTTGCCGCCTCTGCACCAAAATCTTCTTCAACAATAGTTCGTACTCCTCTTATAGCTGTCATCATTTCGACGATCAGCATGATTGTTGACCCGTCCAAGTGCACTGAACCTTTATTTAATACGATCATCTTGTATACCTCCTAATGCATAATCATATCTTCTAACATCTTGTGCAGTACCTCTTTCAGAGCCTGTGGCATTTCCCTTATGTTGTCCTTGTTTATATTAGCTTTTGGCAATATCTTAAATAAAACATCATCTATGAGGTCACTCATAATCTCGTCAAGGTCTCCCTCAGCTTTTGACGCTTCCATGGCTCTGCTTATCATTTCTTCTGTAGCAACATCTCCATATCTTTTAGCAAGCGACTCTCTTAAACTCTTCATTGCAAGTGCTAATTCTGATATAAGCACAGGTGTTGTTCCTCTCATTGATACTGATCCCATTTCTGACTTAATCATCTTGTTACCTCCTACTTAATCGCTCTAAATGTTATATTTCTGCTCTGGAAGAACTCTCTCAAGGCTGCTGCATCATCCGTTGTAAGTTCAACCTCAAACTTGACTACCATCTTCTGTGGTTCCGGCTGTGATTCCTCTACTGGTGCTGGCTGTGCATCCTCAGGTGGTGTCATAGCCTGTGCCATTGCGGCTCTCTGCTCCTCGGCAGCTCTCTCCTGTGCCTTGCGTTCTTCTTCAGCCTTTCGTCTTGCCTCTTCTGCTGCTTTTCGTGCCTCTTCTGCAGCCTTTCTCCTTGCCTCAGCCTCAGCCTTTGCCTTTGCGATCTCTGACATTCTCTTAGCCTCAGAAATGGCCTTGTTAATGTCTAATGTCTCCTTAAATACCTCTGTAGCCTCAAAGCCAAACTCCGGGAGCTGGCTAAGTGTAAGAACTCCATTGCCGATCTCATACATCTTAGACTTCATCTGATCTTCAATACTCTTCATTGATGTAGACGCATTCAGCCACTTAGGATCCTGTATCTTCTCAAGCGTTACGAAGTTCTGAAAACCTATCTGGGAAAACAGCTCTTCAATGGCTTTCTGCTTCTTGGCTTTCTGCTCATCACTGTAAGCAGCAATTCTCTCATCTATCGCAGCCATAGGCTTTTCTACAATTGCTATGAGCTCATTCGCCTGAGACTTAAACTCATTGAATGGCTCCATGTATTCCTTCTCTTTTCTGATACGTTCAGAGTTCACTGTGTTCTTAAATTTGTTCAGCATTGCTCTGTCCGCCTTGGCATCCTTGATCTGCTCATCTGTATATGCCAGGGATCTGTAATAATCAGCCTTGGCCTCAAGTTCAGTTTTAAGCTCTTCAAAGTTTAAGATCTTGATCTCCTGTGGTATCGCTACCTCATTAACTCTTAATTCCATTTTCAACCTCCTAATTCAGCACCAGCTCCATCTGGTGACTCTCCTTGTTCTCTCGCACCATTGCCATGATGCGTGCTGTCTGTCGCTGTCTCTCTTCCTCGCAGTCACAGTGTTCGCCCGGGTCCAGGCAAGCACCGCACTGTGGACATTCGTTGTAATACATTGCATCTCTCCTATATCTCCGGAAGTATCAGCGGCGGCTCTTTCTTCACCTGTACGCTCTCCCAGAACTCTCTCTCAGCATCAATAAGATACTGGATGTCATCCTCTACCTCCGACCGCTCTATCGGATAGTGTTTGGTCTGCAAATATACCTCTCCATCAATTTCAAACTTGAGCTGTGCCTTGAGTACCGCATATTCAAACTCTGTCACCATCAAGTAATGAAGCACCTGTATGTAATAGTTATCTGGCACTCTGTTATCCCATTTTTTCTTCTGACTTGACTGCAGGATCTCTGTGGTCTTGATCTCAAGCACACCATTGCGTCCATCCCGGCCCATAAGCCAGCCATCAAGAGATGCATGCGCCCATGGGTACTTATCATTCGTGAACATGTTGTTTTCCACATATCCAACTTGATACTGTGGATAATCCAACTTGAATAACTCCCTCAGATGCTTTTCTGCCTCTGTTCCATACTTGACATAAGGCTTATCTGATATGTCCTCCGGCTCTATGCCGTATGCTTTCTCTTTAAACAGTTCCACGTTTGTCTTGTATGGGCTCATCCCAAAGATGGCCGAGGCATCAGAACCGCCTATCTTGGTTCTTGCCCTAAGCCATTCTTCGTGGCTTCCAAGCACTTTCATCTCAACCATGTTCTATTCCTCTCTGGCATCTTCAATGCTGTTCATAAGTTCAAGCACGCCATAAAGTCCCAGCTCCGTGAACACGGTTCCAAGCAAGTACGCCACCAATCCTACCGCCGGCAGTGCAAGCAACACTTCTGCGTTGAATAAGATGTTGTAGGTCAACAGCAAAAATAAAATAGTCATTATTACAAGGCTCACGGCCTTGACAGCCTTTGTGTCTAAGTTCTTCCTCTTCATTGCTTTTCTTCCCCTTTTCTGCTATGATTTTCTTGAGTTATTTCTTATTTGCACCGGCGGAACTGCTATTCCAAAGGTGCTTTTTTACTGTCAGGGATCTAATTCATCCCAGTTTATGACGGCTTCTTTTGCTACCTTATTTATGTCGAACGGCGGCACTCGTCTGCCAGCGTCAAGCTGTTTCTTGTACTTCAGATAATCCACCAAGGCAAGCACATTGACCCTTGTTACTCCGGCACCATCCAGTATGGTGTATGGTCCATATCTGCCAGACTGGACATATCTGTCAAGATCTGCTATACGTCTGGTTGCTGTAGATAATGACATCTCAAATATCTTCATCATTTTCGCCTTGCTTATGTACGGCAACCGGCCAATCTCCCTGACACCTATTACCTGTATGTCTTTGACCGCTCTGCTCATCACTCTCACTCTCCTTTCTCTATGACCAACTTCAGCCCAACCGCTTTCAATAAGCTGTCGGCATTGGTCAATGTCATTCCTCTTTGATCTGATTCCCACATGTACAAGCTCCTGTCAGTAAATCCTGCCTTTTCAGCCAATTTACGCTTTGACATGCCCTGTCTGATTCTTTCTCTCTCAACGGCCTGTAATATTTCACTTTTATCCACTTGACTACCTCCTTGTATTTAGATACGATATATATACTGGTATGAACATATGTTTATAACCAAATACATAGAAAGGAACGCAACTATGGAAACTTTCAAGACATTTCCTGCTACTAAGGCTGATGCACTGACACTGCTTTACCTTCAGAACCAGGACTTATCAGACAAGACCATTGAAGAGATCGTAGCTTTGTATGACAACATATCTAAAAGAGCTATTAAAGCTTGTAATGTAAACGTAAAGCTTAGATAATCTCTTACTTAGTCTTTTTTGACTTACCAAGCCGGGCTCTTGTTTTCATCATGGAGTCAAGAGTCCGTGCCATGGAATCCTTGTAGTCACACATATAGTTATCGTCTCTAACCTTCTTACACAGGTACTTTATCGTCTTGTCCACTTCTTTCTTAAGTTTCTTTGTCTTCATCGTTCCCATCTCCTTTACTTCTTGATTTCCAAATGTCGAAAATCAACCTTCCGACAAATGTCCCAATGGCTGTGCCAATGATCGTGGTCAACATCTTTTCTTTATCTCTCATCTGTATTCTTTCTGAATTATGAGTGTGTCGATAGGCTTATACTCCAGTAGCTTTCTGATTGTCTGGAGCTCTTTTCTTATCTGTACAAGCTCTGTGTATATCTTCTTGAGCATTTCTTCCCTCCTTTCATGAAAACCATCCATACCATACAAGGAATGCCGTAAACAAACTGCAAACAACGATGTTGTAAATCGAAAGTGCAACAGTTGTTTCTTTTTCCTTTGTGGCAATCCATGTGGCTATGGAACATATGAGACCTATCGCCCAGATAATCACTATGCCTACGATTATCTGCTTGGGGTCTCTAAGCCCCTCTACAAATTGAATCTGCATGTCTCTCCTTTCTCACTGTTTTGTGTTACAATGGTAAAAAATTATGGAGGTTACCGCTTATGTACGATTTTGATAGTATTGATTTAAGTATTAAGGACAAATACAAGCTCTTTGTAACAAAGAAACGAAAAAAGGTTCCTGCCGAGTTTCTTGGCAATTCCCTTCCATATTTCATTGAAATTGCATTTGTATGTCGCAACTATTCCGACAAGGAAGGTCGATACGGCGAATCTATACTTGATGGAACACTCTCCGTCACAGACAGATACGAGCGTTATCTCATCCACCAAAGAAAAAAGGTCTTCTTTGGTATACTCAAATCATTTATCACCCCTATAGTTGTGTCTATCGTCACATCCATATTGACAGTGCTAATCCTGCACAAATTAGGATTAGGATAAGGACTGCCGCTCTGTACTTTCGCTCCTTTCTGTAAAGGTAGTCAAAGAACAGCATTTCTTCATCAGACAGATGGTGCAGTTCCTGGAACTCTTTGTTGTTTTCTAGGAACTCTTCTTTTTTCATCTCTTTTGCGATGACTTTCAGTTCCTTTTCTGACTCTATCCAGTTTCTTATAAATCTCATGCCTCTCCTTTCTCTTATTGGTTAAACTCAGTTTAACTTCCTAAGCAAAAAAATACGCTGGATAGTCCTTTAAATCAATGTCAAGTAGTTCAGCCCACTTGTTCATCTCTTCCTGAGTAAATCCAGTTCTACAGTTCAACTTCTTTGATACAGAATTACTTGATAATCCCAATGCCTTGGCAAAATTACCCTGCGTTCCGTACTTCTCTATTATTCTTCCTCTCAGCTTGTCATACTGATATGGCATTGTCGTACCTCCTTCCATTCGCATTTGTTAAACCTCGTTTAACTTTAATGCTAGTTTAACCCTGTTTAACTCAGTTGTCAACCCTAAAGTTTAAAGTTTTTTAACTTTTTGTTTGATTTTAGTTAAACGTTGTTGTATAATTCAAATATAAAATATGCATATATAGATAGAGGAGGTTTAGTATATGAAATGGCCAACAACTGCTAACCGATTAAAACAAGCTATGAATAATATAAATATGAGTGCACAAGAACTTGCAGATAGAAGTGGAGTTAGCAAAGCCTCCATAAGCCAATATGTTAATGGTAGTCATAAACCATCTAACATATCAGCACCGAAACTTGCAAAAGTTTTAAAAGTAAATGCTATGTGGTTGATGGGATTCGACATGGATGAAGAACCAGCCAAGCCTACATATTACTTTGACGATGAAACAGCTCAGAAGGCACAAGAGATATTCGAGAACAAGCAGCTCTCTCTTCTCTTCGATGCTGCAAGGGATGCAGAGCCAGAGGACTTGGAGACAGTTCACACAATGCTCATGGCTCTCAAGAATAAAGAGAAACGATAATGCACATAAAACATCCCACGGATTTTGTTATTGTTTTTCTGATTACATTTGAAAGGGATGATTTCTTTGGAATATATAAACGTACAGATGATGGATTTAAAATCTACCAAGATTAAAGAAACCGTGACCAGTAACGAAGATGGCTCTTACACTATCTTCCTCAATTCACGATTCACTCAGGAACAGCTAAATGACGCTTATATCCACGCTATCGGGCATATAGACAGGGACGACTTCAACAAAGGCTCTGCCGATGTTATTGAGGCTTATGCGCATGGGTTAACTGAATTGTAAATTGGTAAAAACGCATTATCAAGGTTGTGAAAACAAGCCTCAAATTTTAAACATTTTGTTCATTATATACAAAAAAATGTTAATTTTCTTGAACTTTTAATATTGACTTTTGAAGGTAAATCGTGATATAGTTCATGTACTGGAATAAGTAATTTATATCCAGCATATAATATTTGGAACGTACTCCGGTGTCCTTCGGGCCCGGGGTCTTTTTATTTTACAGGAGGTATTTATGCCAGATAAAGAGTTTAAAACTACTGATGAATTAATAGCTTTGTTAATATCACGTGGTGTTGATATATCCACACCTGAGCAGAGATCATTCTGTAAAAAAGGATTACAGCGTTTTGGATACTACAACATTATTAACGGATATAAAAACTTATTTTTAGATACAACCTCCTCATCAACTGAGGACATATATAAACCCGGAACTACATTTAATGAAATATACTTTCTCTTTCAATTTGATAAGCAACTACGAGGTTTATTTTTTCGGTATACTTTAGAGGTTGAAACAAATATAAAAAGTCTAATAGCATACATTTTTTCTAAAAAATATGGCCATGACAATTATTTGTTATATACAAACTTTGATACAAACAAGAGAAATGCATACAAAAATATTTCACAGTTAATTGCTGATATACAGCGCACACTATCAAGCAGATCTAGTGACCCCTGTATTTCACATTACTTGACAAATTATGGATATGTTCCATTATGGGTTTTAAATAACGTTTTGACGTTTGGAAATATAAGTAAGTTCTACAGTATGATGAAACAGCCAGAAAGACAGTATGTTTCTAAAGTATTTCATATGACAGATAAAGAACTAGAAAGTTCTTTGTTTTACTTGTCAAAAATACGGAATCTTTGCGCACATGGCAATAGGTTATACTGCTTCAGATCTAAAGCTCCACTAATTGATACTCAATATCATGCAGCACTTAATATTCCGCAAAATAATACTGAATATGCCTATGGAAAACGTGATATGTTTGCCACAATGATTATTTTGAAATTTTTATTGTCAAAGAATGAATATAAATCTTTATTGAAAAGAATTAACAAATATCTACACGATTTATGTACACATATGAGTGTTCTTACCGAACAGGATATACTTGATTCACTGGGCTTTCCTTCTGATTGGAAAACCAAATTAGAACAGATATAACGTCCGATATAGTTTTACGTTGTATGAACCTATTCCAATTTGGAAATAGTTCAAAATAAAAATCCCCCAGGTGCTGGAACACCTGAGGGAAGTTACCCACAAACCGAAGGCTTATGAATAACGCTCTGATCAAGCTACATTATATCATAAGCCTTCCACTTTTGATAGGCTTATTTTTTATGCCTATTTTTAGATAGGAGTTGATATTATGTGGTCAGAAATACAAAAAAATGGAACCGTAAAGTATTGTGAGAGGTACACAGATCCGCTCACAGAGAAGATTAAAAAGGTCACAGTGACGATGCCTAAGGCATCACCGCAGAATAAGAACAAGGCAACCAGAATTTTACAGGGGAAAATAGATAAGCTGTTGACTGCATCCCCGGTTAAATCAGATACAACACTCAAGGAGCTGGCTGATGCTTATATAGCATCATTGCGACAGCGCAAAAGGAAAGAAAGCACAATCAGAACAGAAAGCACTAACATAAATTGCTGTATAAATATAATCGGTAATGACGTACTTGTTGATAAACTCTCTCCTCGTTATGTAAATGATAGACTTCTCTCTTCGGGGAAAAATATAGACACCGTGAATACATATATAAAATTCTTAAAATTCGCTTTGAAATGGGGAATTAAAAGCGATTATCATTCAAACAATGATATATGGTTCAAGCTTGACTATATCCATAAGGAGAGCCCAGATGAGATACCAGAGGTATACGATATCAGTAACGAATACCTTGAGCCTGATGAAATCAAAAAACTACTTAATTACTTTAGAGATAACAACCAATGGCAGGATTACTATACATCATATTTCATGATCCTTACAGGGATGCGTATAGGTGAACTCATTGCTCTTGAAGATGCCGACGTTGATTTAAGAATAAACACTATACACATAACAAAAACTTATTATCCTTCAACAGGATATGTTACATCTGCAAAAACAAGCGATTCGATCAGAGACATTCATATACAACCTGAATTGCTCACGCTCATCAAAAAGTTACGACTTTGGCGAAAAGAGGTTCTATTTGAAAAAGGTATTAAGAGCAGCCTCTTCATACCAAATTTAAAAACAGGCAACTACATGGTTTATTTAACATATAATAATCATTTAAAGGCCGCTTCACTTAAATCTCTTGGGAGAGAAATAACGACACACAAACTGCGCCACACTCACGCATCTCTCCTAGCTGAAGTTATGTCTGCAGAACAAATATCTCGTCGACTTGGACATCATGATGACAAAATAACCAAAGCAATATATATTCATGTTACTCAAAAGATGAAGCAGAAAGATAATGAAGCTGTTGACACCATATCAATTATCAACTAAAAAAAGACGACCACTCAGTTTTCACACTGAATGGCCGTCTTTTAAATTTTGCCCCTTTTCTGCCCCTATGAGTTATTTTCATAGGCTGCAAATGGCTTTAAAGCTTGATTTTCCTTAATTTTCTATCAAGTTGATGATAAACCTGTGGTTTAAAATTTTTTATTCAGTTTTCCCGTTCTGCTTCGCAAGCTTGTACTGGGTCATCTTCCTCTTGGAAGCTATGCGCTTATGCTTCTTTGCCTCAGCCCGCTCCGCAGATCGGTCAGGAAGAATGCCACAGGCCTCAAGGGCTCTCGGCCATGGCCCAAGGTAGGATTTTATCCAGCCAACCTGCTCCGGTGTAAAGTCTGACTTTTTCGGATATCTTCCAAGTGAAATATATGCGTCCAGAAGCATCTGACAACATTCTTCACGTGTATAGCCAGCTCTCTTGTTCTCCATACCTCTTTCCTCCGGATCATCTCTGCGTTTCTATGGCCTGAGAATTATTTTACTTTGACAGACTTCACTGAGCTGCCAAGTCCCATGTATCTCTTGCCATTTATTGTCTTGTAAGCTCTTACTCTCACATAGTATCTCTTGTTCTTTGCTAGATTCTTGATAGTTGCACTGCCATACTTTGCGCTCACATACTTTGTCTTTGCAGACTTAAAGTTCTTGTTTGTAGCATATGTTATCTGATATCCGGTAGCACCGCTTACCTTCTTGTAGGTCACCTTAAGACTTCTGCTGCTGTTTGATGCAAGCTTTGTTATTGATGACTTTGCAGGGGTAACTATCAGAGTTACGATTCCGCTTGCCTTGTTGTAATTGCTGTTGCCTGAGACAGTGATCTTTATCTGTACTCTGCCCGGCTTCTTGGTTCTCACAAGACCTGACTTGCTGTTCACTATCGCAATATTCTTGTTTGTTGATGAGTAAGTTACAGTTCCCTTACCGGCAGCCTTAACGGTTATATATCTGTTGTATACATATAATGTGTTGCCTGTCACTGTCTGGTCTGCCTTATTGATCTTGAAGGTCTGCTCAACACTGCCTGTATAATCGTTCTTACCTGTTATAGTTACCTTGGCTGTTCCGGCGTTCACGTTATTTGCATACGATGCTGTATAATCAGCCGCCTCAAGTTTCTTACCGTCAACTGTTACTGTAACCTCAGGCTTCTGTGCCTTGCCTGTATATGTCACATCTGCAACTTCTATAACTGTGTTGTCCTTTGTGAGTGTAACCTTTGTATCCGGCTCCTCTGGCTCTACAGGAACCTCCTTGACTGTTATCTTGATAACGATCTGTCCAGCCTCGTAGTTCTCTGTTCCCTCAGATGAAACTGTGATCTCAGTCTCACCGACAGCCTTGACTGTCACACGTCCTGTCTCAGGATCTACCTCTGCCACCTCTGGTGCAGATGATGCAAATGTAAGTGTACCCTGTCCTGTAACCTCGAGATCAAATGGCTCTGCATTTTCAAGAACCTCGATCTCAGTCTTTTCTGTAGTTATCGTCTTTGTAGACTTCTTTATCTCGAACTCGCCCTGAATTGTACCAGAGAACTTACCAGTTCCCTTTACCGTACAAGTACCCTTTCCGGCATTTACGTTATCACTGTATGTAACCTCATAGCTGCTTGGATCAAGCTTCTTGTCATTTACATATACGGTAACTTCCGGTGTCAGCTCCTCTCCAGTGTACTCTGCGTCTGCTATCTCAAGCTTTGTATTGTCCTCAGTGAGTGCTGTCACTGCCATGATCTTGTACCATGCAGTTCTTCCACCTCTTGATGTGATCCTGCACACAACATCATTTGTCAGGTTGATCTTGGCTGAAAGTCCGTCAACCACAACATAATGGCCATCCGCAGTTGTCTTGTATGTCATGTCAAGCTTTACAAGATCTGCGCTCTCCGGCAATACAACACCGACCTCAAATGGATCAGCCTTTGTTCCTGTTCCATTCAGAACCTCTCCATTTGCCTTGTATGTGTAGATAGAATTCCAATTCTCATCGTATTCTGTCTCTGTGGTAAATGTTATCTCTGTTCCATCTATTGTCATGGACTCAAATGTAGGAAGTCCTGAGAATGATGCTGCTACATCTGCTCCTGTGAGCTCATAGTGAAGCTCGATAGTGTCGTTATCCTTTGCAGCCAGTGAACCAAGCCCACCGTTGTCAAAGTCGTCTCCGTTGTATGACAGCATCCATCCTGACATTGAGTAGTCAGCAACTGATGCAAGTCCGTTTACAGATACGATATATGGGCCATAAGCTGACTCCTGAATATCGTAGGCTATTCCGGCATTATCCAGTGCACGCTTTACAGCGTCAACCGCGGAAGCTGCCTCAACCTTTGTGTTCTTAAGGATAACTCCATCCTTTGATGCACCATTTATTCCGGCTGCACTTGCTGTGTAGTCATATACACCTATGTTGAAGATAGTAACTCCGTCAATTACAGTTCTTACCTTCTTGTATGTCTCTACAAATTCTCCATCTTCTGCTGTCAGAGGAACATTTGCCATGATCTCTGCTGCAGGTGCCACGTTCAAGATGGCCTCTCCGTCATTGATCTTGGTAACTGTGTCAACTGTGAGCTTCTTGACTGCCTCTATATTAGCAGCCGATACATATGAAGCCTGATCCTCTGTGATGCTCTCATCTGCTGCGGCTGTGCATGAATATGCAGATCCTGATATTGTCAGATCCTCTGAATAGCCTGCAAATACGCCTGTTGTGGCTGTGTCGCTGCCATTTACAGTTCCTGCGCTGTAGCAGTCTGTGATCTCCACGCCTGCGTCATTTGACGTATTACCCTTGAAAACACCTGCAATACCGCCTGCATTTGTCTGGCCTGTGATCGTTCCTGCATTGTAGCATGAAATGATCTTGCATCCAGGATCCTGTGGATAGTATTCATTGTGGCTTCCGAGTATTCCACCAACATTTGTCTTGGCAGTGATGTCACCATAGTTTGTCGAATTCTGTACGCAGATATTTCGGCTGCTCATAGATCCTATGATTCCGCCGACGGTACCACCGTTTTCTGCCTTAATAGTTCCATGATTTACACAGTTCTCAATCACTGTGTTGCTTATTTTGTTCGTGTTACAGTATCCTACCAGACCACCTATCGAAGCTGATGTATTTGTGCCTGTGTAAGTGATATTTACTTTAGATGTACAACCTGCTACTCTTGCCGGTGCATCTGTGGTTCCCTGATACAGGTATCCCACAACCGCTCCTGCTGCAGTCTTGGTGCTCATGATGATAGTTCCCTCTACTGTGAGGCTGCTGATCCTTGCACCCGCCTGTCCAAATATTCCTGAGTAGCCTATATCATTCTGATACAGATTGCTGATAGTATGTCCCTGGCCGTCAAATGAACCCATGTATATGGCACCCGATGTACCTATTGGTGTCCAGCTATATCCTGCAAGGTTGATATCCGCTGTGAGCACTGCATTTATGTCGACCTTCTTATTGACATTTACCTCATTTTCAAACCAGTACAGCTCTGCACCTGTGCTGATCTGGTATACTCCGTCAACCTGTTCGGGCTCGGTCTTGCTCTCGCCATCCCAAGCAGTTGCACTTGACGCTGTGAGGCTGATGGTCTGTGACATCTCGCCGGAAGTATCCTCCGGGATCTCAAATGTTCCCTCGGCATACATGTATCCGGCACACTTCATAGTGTAATTGTACTGTCTGCCTGCAAGACCATTGAAGCTGCCGTCCTTTACTGTTACGGCATTCCCTTCAGTATCCTTTATGCTTACCTTATATCCTTCTACTGCTTCGTTTGTAGCACCATCCACTACATCAAGCTTTACCTGGACAAAGTCTGTCTTTGCCAGCTTAAATGACATATCCGGGAGACTTCCAAGGTATGCCACACGTACGCTTGCTGCCATCTGTACAGGCTTTCCTGTTGCATGGCGGACCTCTCTGTGTGAACCGTATGGCGAACCAAATCCGCCCTCATACAGAACTCCGCTCAGCGTGTACTCGTCACCTGCAAAATACTGAGGTATCTTGACTGTAACTGTCTGGGCAGCAGGAGTCGATGCAAATGCATACTGGTTGCTTGCTCCTGAGAATTCATTTCCTTCACCATCTGACAGTTTTATAGTTCCGGCCATGTTGTAAATTCCTGCAAGCTTGTTGGCCGGAATATACAGACCGTCGTATGCCTTCTTGCCATCCTCTGTACGCTTACCATATGAAACCTCTATGGTATCACCGGCTCTGAGTTCATCTGCTGAGATCTCGTCACCATCAGCGTTCTTATATGTGTATGATACCGGGACTTCCTTTGCACGTACTACCTGATATGTGCTAACTCCGTCCTTTGTCACCTTTATTATGTTTGATCCCTCTGTGAGACCGCTTACAGTGTAGCTTCCATCATCATTCTTCTTGACATCTGCTGTTGTAAATCCACTGTATGTAAGCTTGTTTCCCGTGATCTGTGGATGAAGAACTGATACTGCCACTCCATCCTCCGGTGTAAATGTGTACTCTGCACCGGCTGCTCCCTCAAGATAATACAGAACATCGATCTGTGCATCCAGATTGTCTACAGCAGTCTTAGCAGTCTCTGTGTTGCGTCCTGCATTTAATGTCATATTTGTCTGAATGTCTGAGCCGTCATTTCCTACAGTGAATACGACTACACCTGTGTTTTCAGGCCAGATCGCACTGAAGAATGAACCGCCCATACCAGGCTTGTTGGTCTCTGCATCATAGGTTACGAGAAGTATCGCTGTTCCCTCTGACTTTGCCTCGATCTCTGCTATCTCTGAATGCTCGCCAGGTACAACGCTGATCACATCACTTGATGGGTTACCATTCTCATCGATAACTGTGTAGTGATAATCAGGCTCTGCTGATTTTGCATTCATGATACCCTCTATAGCCTGCCAGTTACGGAAGCACTCAAGGTGATACTTGTCACCCTTCTGCATTGACACATAGCCCTTCTCATTGGATGTCATGTAGATATCTGCGACATCTGAGCTGTTGGCTGACATGTCATGTACAACTGTGCCAGGGCCATATGTGCTGTCGCCGATGTACATATCCTCGGCTGTTACCTTGTACTCAGCATCTGTGGTTGTGGAGAACCAGTTCCAGTATGTAACTCCCTCTCCACCAGTTACACGGTAGTAATATGTGATACCACTTCCAAGCTTATACTTGTATGTGTCATATCCGGCATCCTTGCTGTCTATCTTGATGCCAGCCTCATCCTTATATATATAGTATGTTGAAAGTGTACCAACTCTGAGCTCAGTTCCCTCTGGAACTGTGAACTCTACTGTCTTTGCCGCTGCAAGAGCTACTGAATAACCGTAGCTTCTGTTGGATGTAAGTGTGTTTGACACAGTCTTAGAGATATAGTCATCTGCTCTATCTCCAACCGGATCATATGTCACTGACACCATATCAGCATAGTAGAACAGTCCTGCATACTTTGCCCAGGAGTCATCTGACCCCTCCCTGGTCTTTACAAACTCTGCATGTCTGTCCACATTGTCAGGAGACATAACCTTACCTGTGACGGTATAATCAACGTCTTCCTTCCAATATTTTTTGTTGCCATCTACAGTGTCATAACCTGTACATGCTATATCTGTGATGCTGTATATGCTGTATGACTGCTGTGGATCGTCTGTGACTACGAGATCTATAGATCCCATATCTGTCTTCTCGTCACCGCTCTTCTGATATGCTGACAGACGGTATGTACCCGGCTCAAGCTCAAGGGTATACTTGCTGCCATCAGGCTCTCCAACTTCAATCTCATTGCCCTCTGAATCAGACAGAGTCATGTAAGGAGCAGAATAATTCATGGTTACAGATACTGTATTTCTCTTGTCGCCCCTGATCTTCTTCTCAACTGCCTGAACCTCATCTGCAGTTGCAGTGAGATCTGTCATGACCGCCTGAACCTCTTCACGTAGAGCCTCGTCCTTAGCTATCTCATCTGCATGCTCTGCATAGAGCACATAGAGTTCTGTCTTGTCCTGAGTCTCATAGTATGCATACTCAGAGTCAAATGTATTCTTATCCGGATTGTAGCCATATCCCAGATCTGCGCCATAATCTGCGAGCGTGAACTGCCAACGGATAACGTGTGTATTGTCTACTCCGGCTGCAGAATCTACCTGATATTCTCCTGCGCCGACATTTCCCAGTATATTGTCAACTGTGTTCATCCAGCCAGACATGCTGAAATAATCAAACTGGCCAAGATCTTTTCCTGTCTTGTCCTTAAGCTCAAGTGCCTTTCCATTCTTCTTCTGATAAGCATCCTTAAGCTCCTGTGGAACATTTGCAGCTCCCTTATCAATGCCCTTTATGTTGGCAAGATAATAATCGGAACTATTGTATTTGTCTGTTCCTGAAGGTTCTGTTTCAAGTCCCTCTTTCTTGAAAAACGCGTAAGTAGCCTGTGATACGGTAAGCTTAGACAGGTCGATGTCTATGCCTTCCTCTTTCCAGACTTCACCGATCTCTTTGTAGGACATTCTCTCCGGCTCGATATAGAATCCCTGGCCAAGAGTAAATCCCTCAAGAGACAGCACAACGTACTCAGTGCTGTAATCAACTTCGCCATCACTCTCTGCGGCGGCAGCCTGAACATAGCCCCAGCTTGCATTTGAAGCAAATGGTGCCACTAAAACTGCGCATGCCAATAAGAATGAAAGCATCAATGTCCTGATTCGTTTCATCTCCTATTTTCCTTTCTTTATTTAATTGTAGGTTATAAAGCAGGGAATATGTATTCTGCTTTTCCCACGCCCAAAAGCTAACAGATGAACTGTCGTGTCATCCGCATCCGGGTACTCCGCATATCCCGGCTGTCTGTGTCTGTCAGACGCCGTCACGCGGCCGGAAATCTCATAAAATCTGCGGGCATTCTGACTGAAAGACACAAGTCTTAACACAGTAATGGCGGTTGCACCGGAATCTCACCGAATTTCCCCCTGATCGGATGCTTTTCAGGACGGCATCCGAGCAGATTTTCACTATGAAATCACAGGGTTTATAGTAATTGTGAATCGGGTAATTGTCAACTCCAAGTACCACTTAATGTACTTTTTTGTCATATTTTATTAGTAAGGTGAGATATGTGTTTTATCCATATCACACATTTCTGCATAATATGTAAGTAGAGAGAAATTACTGAGAATACCTTTGGATTTCATTCTGCTGTCCACAGCATACATTTGGTTTACAAAAGCCGGGTATCCCTATTTTATAGAGATATCCGGCTTTTCTTCTGGTTCTTATTCTGACTACTTTTTAGTTACGGAAGCCAGCTTATTCTGACCTCTTTGAGCTGTCCTGTTGTATCGTCAAACTCAAATGTATAGCCGCTGCTTCCCATATAAACCTCAGAATCTACACTGTACTTGACTATCTTGCCATCTACTTCTGCATTCTCGCTGCACTTTTCAAGCAACTGATCCTTGGTGATAGTTGTAGGGAATGAGAAGTTCACCTGCTTTGCACCGTCAAGCATCATCTCACTGATCTCTGCATTCATGCTGGCATCATAATCCGGGTTTGGCACAAAAAGGTGTGAATACCTTACATATGAGAGAACGCAATCCTCTGCCTTCTGCTCACTGTCAGTAAAGTTGCCAAACATAAACTGCATCGTTACGTAGTCATTGATTTCTGCTGTGTATCTGTCAGTTTCGTAATTTTTATTTACATTGTTGCCACTGTTATTGAGAGAATTCTGCTCAAATGGTATTCCACCGTCTATAAGATCCTTCAAGGTGGACTCACCTAAAGTGAATTTCTTTCCATTATATACAAATGACCTATTGTCAAGATCTGCGTAATTCTCGCTGAGTCCCGATGCCAATGTGAAATCCTCATATACAGGCATCTTAAATTCTGTGGATTCCTCACTGTAATCGGTTTCATCTGCATATGAATCATCAGATTCAGTATCACCTGTATCCTCAGCCTCAGATTCCTCCTCCGTTGCCATTTCCGTTTCGGTTACCTGCTCTGTTGACTCCGTCTCTCTGGTGGATTTGCCATCATTTCCACATCCAACTATAGAAATTCCCATCACCACCGTGATAAGTCCTGCAATCAGCATTTTCTTGTTCCTCATATAATAATCCTCCTTAAAACCTAGTGGCTTTATTATTAAGAATGTCACTATATTTTATCAAGCCGTAATCGGTTGCAACGGGGCAACTATGGGTAGCGAACCGAAATCATAGGTGTTTTCGTCACTTTTTTGCAATCTATAGTGCTTATTTCTCCGTAATGTTCATGAAACTATAATAAGTGTCTCTGTCCATGGCATCCGGATTATCATCGGCAAATCCGCTGACTGTATATATGTTCCCATCCTTCAGATCAGCATATGCATTAAAATAGTATGTGATATTTCTCTTGCCGTCCTTTATATATAAGGTCGAATATGTGTAGTAATAAAATGTCACACCATTTACCTCACACTGACCTTCCTCTGTTACCTTTGATATTCCGGCCCCGGTCTTTCTGTCTGCCATATCAGATGCTGTCATCCAACTATACGGTACGATCGAAGTCACGACCGTGATCTTATCACCGTCTGAATAGTATGTCTTACCTGACAAATCCTCATTCTGAAGGCTGTATTTTTCAGGGATTTCATATGACACGGTAGTATCTCCATTCACGACACTGTCCACTACTCCCGTCTCCATAGCTTCGTCCTCCTGCCAGTATGAGCCTGTCATATCATTTGTCTCATCTGTGGGAACGGCCCCCGCAACAATAGCCACAGCTTCATCGGCAGCCTTCTCATATACCTCAGCTCTCTCCGACCCGCTCAGCGCATCTATATCTATCTCATCAAATCTTATCGAAGTAAAGAAACGCTGCCCTTCCCCGGCATCACATATAAGCTGATAAAAATATGATCTGTCGAACTTCGCACCTCGTTCATTTGCAAGACTCGCTATGTATCTGATATATTCCTTCCCCTGTATCTCGAACTTCTCAGGCTCCAGCTCCATCACATAACCTGCGTCCTCAATATTTTTCTTGCGCTGCTCTCTGTTGTCCCAGAAATCCGCCATCGTCTTATCCTCCACATCGATCTGTATCAGATAATCATCACAGCTTCTTATATTAAGGCAGCCACTCTCATGTATGATTGCCTGTCCTACCGGATTCACAGAGAAGGCATATCCCTTGAACACTATATGCCAAGGCTCTGTCTCATCGTCAGCTATTTTATTTCCATCCTGTTCAGTTTCACTTTTTTCTTCCGTCTTCTGCACACTGTTCAGATCAATAACGCCCATAAACTCAAGAGCGACAAATGCAGCTCCCGCCAGTATACATGCTATTACGATCGCGCAGACAATTTTTTTACATTTTTTCATCGGCTGTCTTATCCTCAAGTATGATCTGAAGTGTATCTTCTTTCTTCATCCTTCTTATCTCAAGCCCAATGAGGATCAGAAGAATAATAAACACCAGCATGACAAATGCTGCGGCAATTATGGTTGATGTCTTGTAATTCAGAAACAGACCATCACCGTCCACCCCTGTGTACAACTGTATGTAATCTCCATCCCGTACCCCCGGTACATCAAGCCACACAGTATCCATGATCTTTCGGCCATTGTCATCCAAATATGCCAGATCAGCTTTTGTATACTGCTGATACACCTTCTCCACGCGCACATTTCCGTTCTTATCTGAATGGCTGATCCACTCGTTCCTCACAAACAGCACCGCCACCACAATTACACAGAAAACGCATATGGCTGCCATAACGCAAAATAATATTTTCAATCTGGCAAGCCTGCCTTTTCCCCTGAGATTCTTCAGATGGACAGCATTATTCGCTGAAGTCCCATCCCCGGACACCTCTTCCGGCGCCTCCGGCTCATCACCCTTTCCATATATAAGTTCTCCAACCTGTACATCCAGAATCTCACATATACACACAAGCCTGTCCAGATCAGGATACGCCTTATCCCTCTCCCACTTGGACACAGCTTGTCTGCTGACTCCCATCTTTTCCGCAAATTCCTCCTGATTCAGCCCGGCTTTCTTCCGGTACTCCTGAATCCTGGATCCTATAAGCAGCATTTGTTTTCCTCCTTATCTCCATCTGTTATACTGTTTTTTTCAAACAATTAATCCATGCTTTTGCCAAAGTTATATGCCCCTCTTTTGTAGGGTGTGATCCGTCTAATGTTTCATAACGTAAATTCTGTGATGCCAGATCTGCAACTTCAATTCCCGCAATTTCTGCAGCAATTTTTATTGCCGCATTGTATTCATATATCGATACACCAGCCCATTTATGTGGAAATTTCCAACTATTATCGCCTTTCATATAACTTTCCATCAATGTCCCACATATAATTCTACTTTTCGGATAATTCATCTTTATCTTTTGCAACATATTATAATAGGACGAGAAAAATGAAGGGCTTCCCAACTTATCATTTGTAATATGAACACCGTTTCCAAAATCATTAAACCCTAAATATATTAGAATCATATCAGGTGTGTACTGCTCTGTATGCAAATTTGATGTACGCTGATCACAATTTCCACTAGGGAATTTTTCACCTGTAACCTTACTTCCAGAATAAGAATTATTAACACAAATGTAGGCGTTAATGAACTGGTTTACCTTTGCCCACCATGTATCATATACCGATGTCATGTCATTTCTTAAAGAGTTGTACTCATCATAAAACACCTTATATCCAATCGGATTATATCCTGAATATGTACTTATAGAATCACCCAAAATAGATACAAATTTTACTTTATTTTTCATTGAAGTCCCCTCTACTTTCCTCTCTTCTTCAAAGTTTCTCGACGTTCTAGTCTATTCTTAACCTAATCGGCCCTAATCGTAACATTTCTACTCAATGGGCCAATCGATAACGCTTTTAACACAATATCCTGACACACTTTCGCTGACGCCTTATCTCCCTGATAACCATTTTCATTTGCTTCTTCAATAAGCTTCTGTATATTTATCATCATAAAACCTCCAATCTAAGTGTCTCCATTACCATGTTTGACTTTGGTAATTCATACGCATATTCTGCAACTAAAGTCATATCCAGTTCATGAACAATCTTTCTATAACTTGCAATTAATTCTTTGTACAAATCAAAAGAAAATTTTCTTTTATTCCGTATCAGTTCCACAAGAAGACGCTCTTTATCATAAATTACAATATCCACACCATCATAATTCATTGTAGTTTTGCCCATATCAAATGCTTCGCTGTTTTCATAAAAATGCTTCACTCTTTCATCGCTGATTTTTCTTGTATTTTTCGGTGTCGCAACATAATAAAAATTTGGTATGGTATCCGTCAATCCATAGTAATAAAAGGCACTATTCAGAGTTATAATTGCATTGGGATATTTCTTAGAAATAATCTCCAGCTCCGGCACACATCTCTTATCAGAATAGATGCCTTTTTCTTTTACATACAGTTCCCCTTCTTGAACACATTTTTTAATTTTATAATCCGTTCCATATTTTTCCAAACACTCCTGATATGACAGCAACATTTTCCTTCATATGTTTTTCTGATTTAGCACCGTTTATCTATTTTGTTCCATGCTCCACAATCATCTCAACATTCTCAAATACATCGACAAACACCT